TTGAAAGCCCACAATTTAAACGTTAACCACCCTACCGTTCCAGATCATTTAATAGAAGAAACTAATTACAAAAATGTTCCTTCACAATATCTTGAAAGAAACATACCTAAAGGTCGCGGCATGATTAAATGGGCGCCCTTCGCAACTATGCCACAACAGTATGAAGATGTAAAAAGACAGATTAAATCACAGACTTATCAGCACATGCCACATTTAACTGATGAACAGATTATTGATATTAATATTAAATTACATCATTATGTAGTGTTCCCGTCAGCTTGCATTGTTAAATACTTTGAGGATCATAATATCCATGAATTAGATGTAGTGATTGAAAGGATACATGAACATGAGAAAGTGGTAGAAGTTTTTGATTGCTATACAAGAGAGAAAAGGAAGTTAGAATTTAAGTATATTGTGGAAGTGATATAAAAAAGCATCCAATTATGGATGCTTTTTTAATGATAAATACTTTCTCGGATAACTTCTACTGGTATAATTTTTGCAGGGACACCCTTTTTATAAATTTTTCGCCATGGTGAGCCTTTTTGATGAGTTTTCTCTACTAAATCATAAGCAGGAACTCTAATATTTTCCGCTAAAGTTTCTGTAATTGATTCTAAAGCAGCAATTCCAACCTCAGAAAATAAAATCTTACTAAAAGAGGGTCTGGTATTCGTCATGATACTTCCTAAAAATACACTGTCATCTTCTTCTAATTCAATATATTCCTTTTGCCCACCTGTATATTTATTATAGACATTCATTATTACTGGTCCTAAGGGAAAAGCATAAATTTCATCTTTAAACAATGGAACGCCTGTTTTTCTCATAAAATCCTCATAACACAAATATATAAGCTTTTGAAGTTTTAAATGTGTTATAGTATTGTATCTACTTAAAATGAATTTTGCAATGTCGTTTGCAGTTAGTTCGAGTTCTTCTTTATACTGTTCAATAAAACTTTCTTCATCAGTATAAAATGCAACATCTTCAAAAAATTTATCTTTTTTCACAATAGAGTCAGGATGTTTACTATCAGTGGTTATAATATGAGTAGCGACATTTAAATCACCTGTTTTTTTCATTAATCTTTCCAAAACAGAATTAGCTTTACTAAAATCATCTTTGGAAGAAAGAATTTTGTGCCAAGCAATTCTATGACCAGATTTATGGTATGGGGTAATGATTAAGAAATGTTTATACATATTACAACCTCCTTTAAGTTTTATTTAAATCTGAAGTCCACTGCAAATAATCCTGTTTATGAATCGCATGGGATTTCCTATTTCCATCCGCTTTATTTGTACTCCATATTTGTAATTCCCACGGAAAAAAATAGTTATTTTCTCCTTTAGTATAAATATGAATTGCTTCATATCCATACTTTTTACTAATAATTAATTTGATTCTCTTATAATCTTTAAAGTCTTCTTTAAGAATCAAGAATAATTTTTCAATATCGTCAAATTCCATCGTAATCCTACATCCATAAAGGTCGTTCAAGCATTTGTTTATGCTAAGAGACCCCTCTTCTTTTTTCTCAAATCTATAAGTAAGAATTTTGGAAAGTCGAGACTGTGGCTGTTTAACTCTCGAATCGAATCGATTATCAAGCACTTCACCTTCAATTTTTAAAGATTCAAAATGTAGCCCTTCGCAATAATCATCGATATATTCGTGGAATTTGTAATCCATCGAAACTTCATCTTTATTTCCTGAAACAACTTGATTTATTTGACATTTTCTTAAATGAAAATGTTCTTCTTTTTTCAGAAGAAATTCTTTAGTATACTCGTTTTGTTTTTGGTTTAAAATGTTAATAATTTTTTTAATAAATTTTATATCATCGAGTTCCAAAACTTCCACCTTTATTTTCTTATATAACATTACTATATGTTATAAATGCTTGCCATACAAATACTTAATGTTAAAATAATCAATCTGTGGATAAACCCTGAAGTTATCCACAGATAAATTCGGCAATATAACCATAATTTTAACATTTCGTCTATTTAGCCATAAAAAATAACCCTACCATCAAACTATAAGTAGGGTATTTCTTCGGCTATTTGACCGAATTTTAAAATATTCGGGTATATGACCAAAATAAAAAAAGCACCACACTCTAATTTGAGTGCAGGGCTTAATTCAAAAAACACCACTTTTTTAATTTAAGGTTATTTAATTGTGTGCTTATGAACCCAACCATTATTCGATGGCGAATATGTTCTGCACCAAATGTTACCTTCTGCATCTTGAATTTCTTCGAAGATATAGACAGTCTCGCCTTTTTTAAGCGTTCCAATTTCTTTACCGAAACTAAAGTTACTGAAATCACTACCTGAGCGTTGTCTTAGTGAAGCAGTGTATTGAATCGTTCCTTTATAATGTGGTGTCTTTGACCATGCTTTAATACGTTTACACCCTTTAGCTTTAGCAGGTTGCTTAGCAGGTGATTTTTGTACAGTTGGTTTCTTAGCAGGCGCTTTACCACCATTCGCATAGTGTTGAATACGTTCAACGAAATACTTCTTAACACTCGATATAGATTTACCATGTAAGTCCCATGATCTATGCGGGCATGCTGTAGGCGATAACTCTTTGTGTAGCCATACAGTCTGTGTATTAATCGGAATATTGTATGATTTCATCACTTCTGCAACTAGCTTAAATGTTTCTTCTTCGTTACGTAGGAACTGTGCATCGCTCGCTGTCATAGACTGACACACTTCAAAACCGATTAAGTTAGCATTCCCCCATTGGTTACCTGTGTGCCATGCGATACGGTCTGTGTACTGCGCTAAAAGAATACTACCTTCAGATACATAATAGTGTGCGAATCCATTTTCAAGTGGGTGGTTCGCTAAAAATGATTTATAGCCTACTCCTGTTAAAGGACCCGCATCATTATGAATCACTACTCCTACTGGTCTCATCGCACCTGGATTTACATTTACTATACTTTTTACTATGTTTGTCATATTATTTTCCCTCCATATTTTCGTTGTTTTTTTCTATATCTAATACTTTTTTAAATTTCTGTGCTTGTTGCGCATTGCGAGTAATATTATTATTTCTCCAATAACTCCACGCAATAGATCCAATTAAAAATAAGTCACTTAATGTTTGGTAGATAAATGTTTCGTCACTTTTAATTAATGGCTTTCCATAATGCGCTAGAGCAGAATTGATTAGCGCAATTAATAGCACGACTAAACGTGTCAAAGCTAACTGTAATTCTTTATTCATTTGTAAATTCCTCCAATTAAAATAAGCACCAGGCTATCTGCCTAATGCTTATCATTTATGTTTTAACATCCTCTTACTATTTAACTTTCTGTACGAATGCGGTAAACATTCTTCTTAGTTCTATGATAATTTCCTTTTCTGGACGAGATTCTGAATCTTCTCCCCATAGCGTAAGCAATGAGCCACAAACATTTCTTATTTTTGCTTCATACGTTACGTCTCCTATAACATTAAATTTATCAACCCCTGAATGCTGTTTCATGTATTCCATATCCTTCTTCGAATCTAACGTCTTTGCACTGAACGTCTGGGTGTAAAAGTTTCCGTTATAGAGTTTGAAGTTATTCATTATATCATCAGGAGATACAGTCCCTTTTAGGCCTTGTTGCCAATAACTGAATCTTAAACTGTCTCTCATCCCAGCATCTAAAGCCATTTCTAGAAACTTTGGGGTTACTTGATCGTTCCATATCACCGGTATATAGTTGTGAGATTCAACATGCTTGAAAAGATGTTCCATAAACCAAAAAAGCCATTTTTGATTACTTATAGCAACAGGCACCTCATCCATTCCAAGGTGAAATATCTGTTCCCCTTTATATCCAGGAATTTTGAATGCATCTGCAATCTCGTCAATCATACTCTTAATAAATTTAATAGGCTCTCCATCGTCCCAATAGTTAACAGTCTGTTCATCAAAATCAGAGACAACCTTATTGTATCTCTCTTCATCATTAAGTTTGAGTAGATTCAACCATCCCCCTGAATGTGAAGGTATGTCTAACACTGGAATGATCATTACATTACGTTCATATGCGTATTTACACAGATCATTAATTTCTTGCTTTGAATACACTTTATAAGGTGTCTTCTTAAAAAGATTCATCTCCACCCTAAATGCTTCATTATCTGATAGGTGAAGAAAGAGTTCTTTCTGTTCATTTTCGTATATAATATCTACTACTTCATACAAAGATTGCATATCGTAATATCTTCTTGCTACATCTAGATATATAGATTTATTAACCTCAGTCATCATTTGAATTCTCCTTTTAAATAAGATGTTTGATCCAACTGTTTAAGATATCTTTTCTGCTTTTATAGTCTTTATTTCTTGTTTAATCTCTTCGTTCTGATTAAACAATGTCTTCATCTGTTCATCTAACCTCACAAGAATCGCATAGTTATTCTCAACATTAGTAAGTCTAGTATTGATGTTCTTATCTTCTTTTTCAAGATACTCCAGCTTACTTTCAACCAATGTCACTCGTCTTTCATTTTCTTTGGACTTAGACATAACTGTCATTACGAATCCAGCCATTGGCAGAGCGACTGTTACGATCCATCTCAAGATTGCATCTTCCATTTTTCACGCTCCCGTTTTCATTATAAAGTTTCCTCTTCTACGACTACTTCCCCATTTTCATCATACTTAGTACGTTCAACATCCTGTTTCACATAGAATGTCTTAGTTCCATTATCGAAGATACCTGCTAACATATTTTGCATCTTACAGAACTGTTTCGCCTGTTCTTCTTCTTTAAACTTAAAAGCAGTGTTTGGTGTAGCGCCTGATACAAATCCATTTGAATAATTGCGTGTTAAACAACTTTCTGACCCACTTGAATTTCTTTCTACTAAGTAAAACTCTTGAATTTTTTCTGTCATTTTGAATGACCTCCTGTTTTTTATTTATAAAAAAGAAGCTACAGATTATTCTGCAACTTCTTGATTACCGTTTTTAATTTGATGTAATTCTTCTAAAGCATCATCTAACATTGCTTGTACCATCACTTTATCCGATAATGCCATCATAAGTTGTTGTTGTAGTAATGCTACTTCTTTTTCTAAGTTACGTTGTTGATTCATTTAGTTTACCTTCCAATTCTTTAAATTTGTTCTCTAAATCACTAATCTTGTTTCTAAGCTCATCGTTCTCAAATGCTAATTCTTGAACAGCTTTGGTGTTCCACCATAAGACTTCAGTTCCGTCATATCCATCACCATTTCTCCATTCTGCTGGAAATTGGTCTAGGTTTGAATTTTCTCTAAGTACAATACCATGATGTATTCTAGCGTATAGAGTATCCGATTCAGAATTGACTTTGTATGAATGTAACATTAAGTCGTTTTTATATATTTCTAATACATTATAGTTCCATTTTTCGATGTTATTTTTATATTTTTCATGAGACATTGCGTTCCAACTACCGAACCTAATATCTGCCCAAACGTCTGTCGTTCCTGTTCTAGTGAACTTAACTTCTCCACCAGAGCCGGGTCTAATGTATAAATGTGACCCCGGAATTTGGCCATTAAAATCAATCCATGGCGCGTAGATGCCTGCTGAACGCAAGTTGGCGAATCGATCAGTTGTTCCAGTATATGTTAATTTTACTTCATGTCCACTTCGAGGTCTTAAATATAAATGACCACCTGAAAGATGGGTATTAAAATCAACAAAACCAACAAATGCACCACCACCACGTGTGTCAGAATAAGCATCTGTCGTTCCAGTATTTGTGAATTTAACTTCGCCACCTGATGTGCTTCTTAAATATAAATGCGTTCCGTTCGCTAAAGTATTAACGTCTAATGTATTACCGAAAAAGCCAGCAGCTCGAACGTCTTTATATCCACCAGCATCAAGTAACCTGTCAGCCATAACTCTTAATTCAGAACCACCTAAACCAATATATCCATTAGCGCCTTCACCAAACTTTAATGCTAAAACGCGAATAGGTTTATAGCGATAACTTCCAACTTGACCATCTTTACCTACATCATCAATATCAATAACCCTAGCTTCCGACTCACGTTGACAAGCAAGATAAACGTTGCTCACTGACGTTCCAAGTGCTGATGATGTTACTAATCCCGGAGTTAAGCTAAAACTTTTAGAGCCATATTGATTGAACATCTCAATACCGTTTAACCCAATATCCATTCTAGCACCACTGTCACGATTCATTGTGATTGATCCGTTCTCAATATTGACACTAGCCTGTTTATCCTTAGCTTGTAGCGTTCTAGCTGTAATTCCGATTGCATCAAGATACTCAACTGTTGCTTTCTTACTAAATAGCTTAGGAATATAAGCATCAGTGATTGTAGTAACACCATTCTGAATAGTTACATCTCCATCGTTCATATCAATCACTCTACCGTTCAACTTAATCCCACTTGAACCTATAGTGAAATTAGTGATATTACCATTCTCATCATAAGTGAACTGATGCCCTGTCGAGATACTGTTGATGTATTGTGACAGCGTTTGATTCAAAGTCTTGCTGCTTGCATTGTAAATCTGTTGCGATACTTCTTGCGAGATTTTCTTACCGTCTTGAATAATCTCAGTTTTCATCGTAGTAAGTTTTTGGTCTGTATTCTGTTCAATCGCTTCTATGCCACTGTTATACTCAGTAAGTGTTACTCTATCTGCTATCTGATTAGACAGCTGCTGTCTTTCACTATCAGCACTATTTAATCTTTGTACAACGTTTGCTTGGTCTGTTGAATAGATTGTTTGAGAGACTTTACTTTTTACTTCTTTATCAAGCTGTTCAATAGAACTTTTAGTACTATTCACATCTGTTTTAATAGGTTGTAGATTTGAATTTAGTAACTGTTCTGTTTCAGTCTTACTATAAACAGTTTCAAACTTTTTATTAGTAGCTGTTAAACCACCTTCAACTGTTTCAACTCTGACTTTTACATTATTAATAGATTTATCAATGTCTTCGGGTGCGATAGAATATGGTGTAGATTTATTACCTAATTCAAGTTTAATGTTCCTGACTATAGGAAATACTCCACTATCATAGACACTATAGAAAGCTAACATAGCTTTAGTTTCATTGGTGTTACTTAATGACGGAGACAATCCTTCAAATTTAAATCTTTTATATTCTGTGGTTGCTAAAACAGTATCATATACAAAGTTGTATTTTGTCCCACTTCCGTTTTGCATGTACACAGTTACATTACCTTGTTTAGTTGCTTTCATGTCGAAAGATAGGGAATATTTTTGTGTTATTGGATATTTATCAAATACCACTGCTAAGTCCTCAGTTTGTAAAAATTCTCTTGATGGCTTAGGGTATTCTTTGTTTGTGTTTAACAGTAAATTCCGATTCTCGAAATTCAATTTATCAACTTTGCTATTTACCTCAGTAAACTTACGTGTAAATTCATTCTTAGTATCAACGATTTTAGAATCTACTGATTTACCTATCTTAGTTTCAAGTGCGTTATCTTGATTATTGACGAATAGTTTTAAATCATTAACGATACTGTCTAGTTTATCTTGATTAGGTACGTCAGAAGTTAAGGTTTTAGTATCAACGTTCCATTTACCGTTCGGTAGAGTCTTTGCTACCGTTTCCATCGCATCAGAAAACTTTTTCTCTGTATATTGCGATTGCAAGATTTGTAATCGCTTCAATAGAGAGATTTTAGCTCCTTCTTTAGCTATGACGAATGATTTAAGAGCTAATCTGTAAGCATTCATCTTATTTTGAAGACCCACCAGCTTAGTAGCATTAATCGTTCTTTCGTCAGCACTTTCAAGTGCATCCTTTACAGTTTTACTTAAAGATTCAACATTCTGCGCCTTCAATAACAAGTCAGCTCTCACTTCCTCATCGACTAAGTACTCACTATTTAAAATCTGATTAACTTCATCTAACAAATTGCTTTGATGTAACTTTAAATCTTCAAATGTTATTTTGTAATCATTTAAAACCATTACATCCCTGTTAATGCCACCCGTCTGTCTGTCAATAATACCAGGTACTGTTTTATTGATAATCAGGTTTGTATTCTTTATGCTCCGCTCTTTTTCAAGCTCAGCGTATCCAAGTTCCCTCTCTCCAAATGAGACTTCTTTATCATAAGGTTTAAGCAAGTCTACCTTAATACTGATAATCTTTAAATCTTCGTCTATATTTAACGGAGGGCATATAACACGATGTTTGTTGTAAATCTTAAACTCGTCTGGGTCTAGTTTTAAATACGATAGATCCAAAGCATCTAAAGAAAGAGAAATTCTAGCCTGCTTTTTTTCGTGCTCCTTAATCCAATCTTCTGCTGCTTTTTTTAAAGTTTCTGGTGTATGTTTATCATCAAAAGTTACAGTGCCAGTCTGAATACCAAATAACTTAATTAATTGCGGTATATCGATATAGGGACTTCCATTATTAACTTCAGCAATTGTTAGCTTGATTTCATCTCCATTAGCTGTCTCGGAGCTTGCACCTAAAGGCTTCAATCTTGTAATAACCTCAGACGCATCAAATTTCTTCTGAATGCTCTTTAAGTTCTTACCTATTTTTATGACGGTATTCGTTAAGTTCCCAGTTTCCTTTAACCAATGGACCAAAGTGACATCATTGGTCGGTTCAAATATAAACGTCCCGCCATACTTTTCCTTTAAATCCATTAACGTTTCATACGTATCTTTATCATCAGATCGTTTAAAATATTTCAACTCTTCATTGTAGTTTTCGTCCGATGGTATGATATTTTTTTCGACTGTAACGTTACCAACCTTAAAGTGCTTATAAGCTTCACTTTTCAGTTCATTATTGTGATGGGCGATAACTTTCTTAAGATTTTCTACTGGCATTTTATCAAACTCAAATGAATAACTTTGTATCGAATCCTTAAGATAAGCTTCGGCACCTTCGAAGATAAGTTCATGTGTAAAAAGACCAGAATCAGTCATTTCTGATTCTGGTGATAAAACTCTTCCTTTAAATTCTATTACATTTGTTTTTTCATTTATTATTTCGATTAAAGTATTGTAGGGTTGTATAAACGTTGTACTATTTTCTACAAAGTCATGTACAGGAGATATAGAAACAGAATCAATTCCATCTTCTTGTTTCTGCATGCTGGCACTTCTCAAAAGTTTTATATCCTTCTTTACATCCCATACTACCTTTTGATTATCATTTGTAGCGTTAGTCAGTATGATTTTGTACATTAAATCACCAACTTTCCTGTAAGTGACATTTTTGCTTTAGGATCACCTGTAAATATTAATTTTAAATCAAATCCATAGGCGGTTATATCAAATTCAAAACTGCTGCACCTCATATTGAATTCCAACCCTGGATAGAATTCAGAAATAAACTTATTTTTAGGTTTGCCTATTAACCACTCTTTCAGGTAATTTATGTGCTTAGTGCGTCTTTCATAATCATTAATATAACACCTAGAGTCCATGGTTATAATACGCTCATCATATGAAGGCTCTCCATATAAAAAAGAGAAATCGTATTCTCCATCCATAAAAGGAATGGTTTCTTTGATTTCTCTCATCTGTGGTGTAGGAAAAGTATAATCATATACTTCCAAAGATAACTCGCTTGAGTGCTTATCATAAATAGTAAATCCTGCTTTAAGTCTATCCACCATGTCTTACACCTCGTTTCCCAAGTTCCATAATTCTAGCAAGCTCCTTATCTATATGAGGTGCAATCTGTTTACCGACTGCTTTACCGTCCATTTGAAGTACAGTATCTCTTTGAGCTATTGCTCTTTGAATTTCTCTCTGTTCTTCTAGCAGCTGAATCATTCGCATAGTAAGTGCATCATCTTTAGTAAATCCAAGCTTGTCACCAGTATCTTTCCAAATCTTCTGTTGTTGAACACGTTGTGATGGATCATGACTGATAATCGATTCTGCAAAGCCACCCTCTGCAATCCATGCGATTTGAGGGATATTTACAATACCACCCTTAGCATATCCTGGTATCTTAAGTTTTCTTCCAGCGTAAATCATATCTGATTTTAAACCATTCAATTTCTTGATAGCAGATACAGATGTATGATATTTTGCTGCAATTCCACCTAATGTGTCGCCCCATTTAATATTATGAGTTCTCGTTTTTTTAGGTTTTGCTTTAGGTGTTACCTTAGCTTTAACCTTTGATGCTACAGTCTTCTTAGCGGTGGATTTAGGTTTTGCTTTAGGCTTGGTTTTAGGTTTAGCAGTCAAATAGCTACTTGCTCGACTTTGTATAGATGTCTGCTGTTTCTTGATTGATGCAACTTCTTTGTCTTTAGCTTTAATTTCATTATCGTAACCAAAGCGAGAATGTTCATTTGAAAGATTGTTAACATAGCTTAACACTTGTTTCTGCAGCTTATTAATTTCTAGAACATTCTTTTTACCTCCACCGACTAAAGTTTCTACACGAGGTATAGCCGATTCGATACCACCTGCAAGAATTTCTCTTAAGATTGTAGGATCTAATCCCATTTTTCTTAATTTCGTAACGTTTGCTGCAAACTTCTTCATTCTATTAAGTCGATACTTCATAAATGCTATAAAGTCTCTTGATGTATTACCTTTTGCCGCTTCAAAGCCTGCATATCCACGATAAGAATCTCTTATACTATCTCTAAACGACATTTTCGATTCTGTTAATGCTTTGCGCTCTTCATTTTTCTTATTAAGTTGATTCTGTAGTCGTTGTTTCTGTTTGACTAAACTATTAAGAAAATTAGTTTTCAATACTTCGCTTTGTTTCAACTTCTTCAAACTGTTGATTTGTGCTTGATATGCAGCAATATCTGCACGTGCATTGTTTGCTACTTTGTTATTAGTAGCACGTTTAATTTTATTTTCAAGCGAACTTATTTTTCGTTGATGCGCTTTGATATCTTTCTTATATTTAGCAATAAGTTTTTTGTTTGAAGTCTTTTTAATCTTGCTATTGAGTGTAGCGATATTATTCTTACGTTTTTGTATCTCTCTGCTTGCACCTTTAATTTCAGCAGACTTAGAAGATTTTACAATCTTATTATTTAGAGTGGCTATCTTACCTTCATTTGATGCAATAACTGAATTTATCTTCTTGTTAATCGCATTAAGATTAGCTTGCATCTTCTCGACAGGTAACTTACCAATATTCTTCATGTTGGCCATGATTAAGTTACCGATTGCGATATCTTCTTTACCAGTAACTTTACCGCTCGTTTTACCTCGTTTAGCGATGGCACTACCCGTATTGTACATTCTTTGTGCTTTACTTAATGCCTGTACTGTTGCTTTATGCGTCTTTGATTGTTGTGATACATTCTTTTTTAACCCTGTAATAGCACCTGTTAATTTAATAATCTGACCAGGATAGATTAAATGATTTTTAATACCATTTAATAATTGCAGCGCTTTTACTGTAGTACCATTTTTACGACTAATATCCCATAGCGTATCTCCCCATTTCACTTTATGAGTAGATGGTTTTTTAGTACCTTTGGCATATTGCTTAGGCTTACCATTAACCATTCTGTCAGCTAAAGCTATGAGTTGATTTGCACGATTTTTACGCTTAGGAACAGTAGGAATTACAATCTCTTTACCTTCTTCACCACCACGATAAATGGAATCTTTAGGAATGATACCGCCATTCGCATAGCCACCACGCCATGTACCAGATGCCATACCCGGAATGTTAGTTACTGTTCCGTAACGAGACTTAATCCATTTGATTGAAGCAGTAATGTTATTAATAGGATTCATCATACCTTCAGTTGTTCCCATCAAACCTCTATATGTTTGAGGAGTTACCTGCATTAATCCTCTAGCTTCATTTCCACCTGTATTTTGATCGACATAACCATGTTGAACAGCTGCAGGATTAAATCCGGATTCGTATTTAGCAATAGTTTTAAGGTAAGGAGCCCATGAATCAAGTACACCTGTTCTTTTAATAGCACTTGAAATCCAGTTTGATATATTACCAGGAGCTGAAACACCTTTGAGTATTCCTGCACCACCGCCGCCTTTACCTTTCAAGAATTGTACAGGGTCAATCGTATTTCTATTTGTAAGTTCTGACGACGCCGGACTTTCTACTTGATAATGTAAATGTGCTCCATTTGTCCATTGCCCAGAGTTACCAGACTTTGCGATTGCATCACCTTGTTTAACAGGTCCTGTTTTCAATACCTTACTTAAATGTAGGAAGTATTGAGCGATTTTACCTGATAATAAACGTGCTACCATACCGCCGCCATAGTTAGATTGTTGAGAAACAATACCGCTTGTCGGCGCATGAATTGTTGTTCCTGATGGTATACCTAAGTCGATACCATAGTGTCGTCCACCATTGAAAGAAGTAGGATATCCTGGCACTGCTGCGTTAGGACTATATGGTGTAGTTCTAGGCCAATTAAGAATCTCACTTCCGTCTGCGTTAGCACCACTCGCTTCATCAAGCCATCCGGTAACAACTTTAACAGCTTGTGTTTTCAACAAGTTATAAGCTTTACCCATCATGTCGCCAGGTAATCCAGCAATACCACTAAAGTCTACACCAAACTTTTTCATCGCAAGATCCACTAATTTACCAGGATTCTCGATGTATTCAAGTAAGTCTTCAGCAATTGCCACACCAGCTCTTGTTGTTTTTTCAACTTCCGAACCCTTTTTCGCTGTATAATCTAGGGCTTTCTTTGTCTTCTTGGCGCCGACTACTTTATTTGAAGCTACTATGCCGTTGCCCATGCCTTTGACAAGCATACCCATAGCAAAATCGCCCACGTTACCTTTTGAATAACGCTTCGGTTCAAGTATTTCTTCGGTCTGCTTATTGTTATAAACGTGTGTTCCTTTAGGCATCCAGAACGTTGTTTCTTCCTCGAATAATGCTGTGCGTCCGTTTGGGAATTGAACAATTTCTCTTGTGCCTTTTCCGTTACCTGGACCTTTGTCTCCTACGGTCGCCCATCCATCTTCAGGATGTCCTCCGGTACCTGTAGAATATTTACTAGCATCGATTTTTTCCAAAGGCGGATCCATGTGCAAACTCTTCGCTACCCAGTTAACACCATCAATCATTAAATTAAGTCCGCCAATGACTTTATTTTTCAAACCATTTTTCATTTCAACTGCTGATTTTACAACATCATCTTTCATGCCGACTACGCCATCTTTAATCGATTTAATCCAGTTTTTTATACCATTCCATGTGTTTTTAAATGCACCAACGACACCGTCTTTTAATCCAACCGCTGCATTAACCGTTGTTTTCTTTATAGACACCCAAGAATTATAAAGTCCTGATTTTAAATTCTTTATGATATTCATTGAACCTGTCCACAGATTCTTGAAAGCACCAATGACGTTTTTCGATACTTTTGTTGAAGTATCCCATATAAATTTACCGAAATTCTTAAATAAATTGAGGATACCTTTCCACATGGATTTAAAGCTGCCTGCAAATAACTTAGCGAAGGCTAAACCTCCTTTAAGCAGCTTTCCATAGAGTAGCAACTGTACACCGTTCCAAATTAACTTTATTGCTCCGGAGAAGATATTTTTAATACCCTCCCACATCTTTCTAAAGTCTCCAGTAAACAATCCACTAAAAAATTGAATCTGGCCTTTAATGACTTGAAGGAAACCTTTTATTACACCTTGGATATTCTGCCAAACAGAGATGATTAAAAATTTTACTGTGGGCCAAACAAATTGCATAACTTTCCAAATTCCAATCATCGATGCCCCGACAACAGAACCAATGACTTTCGCTATATTCCCAAATGCCTTAAAAATTGAAGGTGCTTCATTTATTAAGAAACTGAAATGACTTTTCAGCTCTGTTCCAATAAATTTACCTATTTCAAAAATAGCCTTCCCTACCGTTGAAGCTAATATCTTAAAACCATTTTTCACTTTATCGATATTTGACAATATGAATTGGATCTGGTTATTATCAAAACCAAGTTGCCCTAAGAATGTAACACTAGAAATCGTTTTACCCGACATAACATCTTTAATACCTTGCAAAGCATTTTTAAATTTTTCGCGAAATTCAATTATTTTTAAAGCAAAATCATCAAGAGTTTTAATCGTTTTAGGTGAAATCCCAATACTTTTTAGTATGTCACGTCCTTGTTGCCCATCATCCTTAAAAAGAAGTTTAAATCCATCAATAAAACCTTTTATAGTCCGCTTGAACTCGGAGAATTTAGCTGCAAAATCATCTAACTTCTGTATTGTACTTGGAGACACTCCGAGTTTACTTAAAATCTGGCGTCCATCGCTTCCGTCATCCTTAAACAATAATTTGTAACCAGATATAAATCGGCTTACTTTATCTTTATAATTATTTAGATTAGCGATAGAATCTTCGAGCAATTTCATTTGAGACTGATTTAAACCTAATTTCTTCATCATATCTCGACCTTTATCTTTATCTCCTGTAAAAAGACCTGATAAAGCCCCTTTAATAGCTTCCACTTTCCCTCCTAGATAATCAAAAGACTTAGCCATACCTCCAATGATTTTGACGCCGCCTTTTAAACCTTTATTAGCGATATCTAACGCAGGCCCACCATAAGAAGCGAGGAAGTCAGTCCAAGTGTTTTTTAATTGTGCCAAATTCTTTTCATAGCTATCCGCTTCTTTTACACCTTGACCAAGCACGCCGGCTGAAGTGTGTTGTCTTATTGATTCTTGCACTTTTAACTGTTCTTGTTGCTTTGATGATAAATCTTCCCATTTCTTACCGTATTTTTCTTGAGCTTTATCATTAAGCATCGTTTGAGATAAGTTAATCATAACTGTATCTGCAGAATCGTATTCACCTTTAATAACAGCCATCATACGTCCAGTTGATTCTTCAATCGATTCATTAGCAAATGCTGAACCGTCAACAGTACGTTCTAACCACATTTTAGAAGTTTCATATGCATCTTGTTCATTTAACCCTTTTGATTTAAGTATCGCTTGATACTGTAGCATAGACTTCTTTAATTCGTTAGGATGCACATTATACTTCTGAGCCATCTCTCCAAGATACTTATCAGTTGTATTCTTCATTTTGCCCATAACTTGTTCGTACTGAGAGTTTAACGCTTCAATTTCAGCAGTAGATTCAACTATCTTCTTTGTAAATTCCGTTATGCTTACAGTAGCTAATGCGCCTGCAATAACAGGTCCTAATCCTTTAAATGCACCTTTCAAGCCACCAACCGAACCAGTTGCGCCATCAATGTCTTTAGAAATATTCTTAGTAGAATTAGATAGATTTGCATCATCTCCAACGTTCCTAAGTTTTCTATCGAGTTGTTCAGCACGTTCTTCGACTTTACCGAATGCTACATTAGCACTCATAGACATCGATTCAAAATCAACATCTTTAATATCCTTATTTATCTGATCAAGTGTGTTATCTGCAACCTTACCAGTTGATTGTAATTCTTTTTTAGCTTTATTGAGCTCACTATTGAGCTTATTAAAATCAACCTTATCATCAGTTTTCTCAAGTGATTTACTTGTCTTCTCAACATCTTTTTGCAGTGCTAGTAATTGCTTACCTGCTTCTTTCGCATCATCAGGTAGTCCTTCAAGAAACTTAACATCATTCAGCTTATTCATATTACGCTCTACACTGTTGACATTACGTATAACAGTTTTAAATGTATCACGTGAATTTGCATCTAAAGACTTCCAATCAACGCTCTTAATTTCCTTTTGAAGTGATTGCATCGTCTCTTTATTGATATTACCTGTATCTTTAAATTCCTTTTGAGCCTTTTGTAATTCAGACTGCAACTTCTTAGTATCGAAGTCTTTACCTGTTTCAGATAAACGCTTATCAAATGTCTTAAGCGAATCATCTATAGCACCAAATGCTTTATCCATACGCTTTGTTGATTTTTCGGCAACCTTTGGCAAATTATCAAAGTTCTGTTCAAGTACCTTGAACTTATTCAACATCCCATCTACAGACATCGTAAATTTAGTGCCTATTTCTTGTATGTTAGCCATATTATCCTCCTTTCCTTATATATTCATTTAAATAATTAATTAAGTTTGTAATACTTTTAATTGTTCAAGCTGCTCAAAGTTCCACTCTAATTCTTTAGGCATTTCTAGCGCTTTATTTTCTTTCATAGGATTTATGGTTTCAATGAATTCATATCTCCGTTTCGATTCTTTATCGTTATGTGCAGGATTCGCATTAATACGTGACATGTGATTCATATATAATTCCCATTTCTTCGCTTCTGCTTGTTGCTCTTCCTGTTCAATAATGATAATTAAATAAGCTAACGCTTCTTCAAGTGGCATATCAATGATTTCTGACCTTCCACCTAATTTATGCGCTAGCTTATATACGAGAGCATCTTCAAGCTCATAACCACTTAGTTCACTGGACTTAGAGTCGCTTGAGTAACTTTCTCGCCCCATTTGAGACTCTTCTGAAAACTTTTCGTAGACTTTTTTACACGTTCAACAACCTTAGCTAAGTCATTAACTTCTGCAATTGCATCTACAACATCAAAGAATGTATCCATCTCTTGAAGTTTTAATTGATCAGGATGCACATCGGATAGGATTGAAATCAGTTCTAAAGCACTTTCAGGAGCAACCTCTAATAATAATCCGATTGATCCAGCCGAATCCTTAACGAATTGAGCAGATAATGCACTTAATAAGTCTTTAGTATCCATACCTTCTTCTACCGTATCGAAGAGACCGACTAATGCACCGTTGATATTTTCATCAGCATTTAATTCATTGATTAACGTTTTTAAAACTTTAGTAATTGCAAAGAACTGATATGGTCGCATCGCTTTGATTACTACTTCTTTTTTACTATCGTCTTTTAATACACCTTTTTCCTCAACGTATTGAGTGATTAATACTTTTACTTCGTTTGTCATGTTTTATTCCTCTTTTCAATTAATTATTTAAATAAATATAGAAATAACCCTACTAGCATAAGTAGGGCTATATTGTTATTAAGCTGTAGCTTGTCCGATTTGGAAGAAGTTGTTTGGTTGACTCATATCAAAGTTATCTTTAGGATAAGCTACGAACTCTAAGTCAAATTTACCTTGTTCATTTTTATATGCTCGTTCAAATCCTGATGTAGATGCAACTTTATATATAACAATATCCATAGATTTATCTTCAGCTGGTAATTGGCGTGGGTGGATTTCCATTTTTACTCCACGTTCTCTGTTAGATGAACCTAGTGGACCATCTGTAATCCCAATCAATTTTGACCCTGCGCTATCCTTAATAGCATGTGCACCGGCCATCGCCAATTGAATCAATTCTAGAGTTTCTTGAGATACAGTCATTTTAACTTTTACTTCCCAACCGACAACTCGATTGTCGATATCGTTTTCACCAGTATCTTCAAATTGAATTTCCTTAAACTTAGGTTCAATAGTAAGAACCCCACCTTCTGTTTGTAAGAAGCTAGTACCATCTCCTGTTGCTTTACCATCAAAGTTGATGACTTTGCTGTCTGTACCTGTCAATTTAAAATTAGCCATACCGAACGCGATGCTTTCATCAAATGCACTCATATAATTTATTCCTCCTGTTTTTTTGCATAAAAATAGACATCGTTTCTGATGTCTAAATATGCTTTAATTTTCAATTCTTAAAGTTGTTCTAAAGTTAATGCTATACTCCATGACATTGTCCTCTACACCTATCCTAAGTGGTTCAGACAACGCTTCGATGAAGTAAACATGTATTACATTGTTTTGCTCGTTAATTAACCAACCGCTCTTTTTATGGAGCAATGCATAGACTTTAAAAGCTATGTCTTTGCACCTATCAAAATCACTTGATCTGATATAGATTTGATAGTGCGGATATTTCATTTCATCATCATATATACCAGGCTTTTCTCCACCGTCCGAATATACTGTACCTGTATTGTCGCCCAATGTACGGTAGTCGACTGACCAAGTAAGCCCAGCTATATTTTCTCTTAACAGATTCATGATTGACTCTTGTATCATCAGTCTAACCCTCCAATACTCGCGCGAGAATTCTTTCGCACATTATATTCCAATCGTCTTCAGTAACTTTAACTGCATTAGTAAGATACTTTCTTCCTGGCTTATATCCATTGACGTTCGGTTTGTTACGTGTGTTCTCTCCACGTCCATTCTTATAGTATTCAGGGTACTTAACACCTCTTTGATATTTAGGTCTAACGCCTTTACTTTCTGGCTGCTCATGAACTCTTAGAGCGTATTTCATGTTAGTACCTATGGTAATCGAAAATGTTTTACCTTCAACTATTACTTTAGAAGTATTTATTGAGTCCTCTAAGTCTCCTGAATCACGTGGAGCAAGTGCTTTTGCTACTTCCTCTACTCTTAATCCAAACTTACCGAGTTCCTGAATAACGATCTTAGTAAAGCGTTCATCAAATTTTTTGAAGTAACTTTGCAGTTCTTTGTAATTATCATCAAATTCAAATTTGAAGTACTCATCGGCCATCAACAAACACCGTCCTGAAAAGTACGCGTGATCCTGTAACGTTAGTTGCTTCCTCGTAAGAGATAACTTTACCTGTACCATCGTTACCGTCCATATCGATATAACTAATTTCTTCTCCTTCTTTGACATGCATTTGAGAAGGTACATCAATCTCGATATTCGTATTTGTTTCAGTACCAGTTGGTGTAATAATCAAGTTCGACTTCCGTCTGACACGAGCTCTAGACTCTACTCTTTTCGTTAAAGGCCTTCCGTATTTATCAGTCGTAGGTATACCATGTTCATTCAAAATCGCTTTATTGACTAAAACTCTTTGATTCATTGGAGGTCTCATTATATCAACCTCCCTGTTCTACCTAAGGAAGTCTTTCGTTCCTCAGCTAGTATTCCATCTATAATCGCTAGTAGTGATGGAGATAGCTTTTCATGATTGAATACGACTTTAACATCTTTAACTGTATAGTCTTCAACGTTATGGCGCTTAAGCACTCCAAAGCCTTCTTCTTCCGCTTCTAACTTGTAATCAAGTTGCAGATAAACCATTCTCGGCGTTAACTCGATGCCAGGAAAGTAATCCTTAATATCTTGAATGGCCGAAAATAAATACTTCGGTAAGTCTTCAATTGGTACTTCATTAATATAATCAGGTAATGGCATGATGTTCATGTATGCCACTGTGCCATCGATTAATGATTGATGTTGTTCCAATGTTTCCATAACATCACACCTTTACATTATTCTGCTGCTTCTTCTAATGCTTTCACGTAGTCAGCTTTTACTGCTCCATTTTTACCTGTAGCAACGACTTCAAGGCCTTTTTCTTCGACTAGTGCTTTAAGCTCTTCTACATCTAAATCTTTATAAGATTTTTCGGTTGTTTCAGTTGCATCTTCAACCGTCACTAAGTCTTTTACATTCTCATACTCTTCTTGAGTAAGGTCTAAAGACTGTCTAAAATAAGCTTGCCCTTTATGAATTACAGTACCTTTATCTACATATACTTTTGGCATCTTTAAGTCCTCCTATTATTTAATAAATAAGACTGCACTAATTAAAGTACAGTCATTAATACTGTTGAGTTGATTGCTTGTAATGCAGGAATTGCAACTTCTCCAACAATTGTTTTTTCACTTGATGGATCTTTTTCGATAACAGTCTGAACATATTTACCTGGAACATAGTTATTTTCAACTGAAGGACCAGTAAATGTTTTACCTAATTGAGCTGCACGAAGTACTACTTTTCCATCTTCTAAGTTTTGATGCACTTTTACAGTACCGTCTAATTGCTCGATACCAGTGATATTATCATCAATCTGAATTGGCGGTAAGCCTAACTCTGTAAGTAATTCATATACACTCGCATCTCGAACAATACGAGTATCTGTAGAGTTACCATAAATTTGACCTTTTAGTTCCGGATTACGTTTAAATGCTGAGAAAGTCTTAGAGTTCATAACAATGTAATCAGGCTTTTTGTTGCCATTTGTTTTTTGATACTGTTCTACTGCACTTACTAAATCAGCAATTGGAGTACCTTCAGGTGTATTCCATTTGTTTGTGATTTTAATATCGTTTTCTGATGGACGCTTTAACTTCACATTGATTTCAATTTTATCTACCGGATTTGAATATTTAAACTCTCCGCGGTAAGTTAAACCAGCTCTTAAAAATTCTTTAATATCATCTACACCGTAAGATAAGTCGGCAATCTTTAAGAATACTTTCTCGATTACTGCTTGTCGTTCTTGTGGATCACGTGGTTTGTTGAATTGTAATAACTCAACCTCATCTAAGTAATAACCATGTTGAATCTTTGTTAATTCAATCATTGCTTTTTCGCCTTCGCCTTTCGAACGTAGTGGCGCTCCGCTATTAAAACCTGTGATAGATGCAGCTGCACGTACAGTATCAGATACAACATTGTAAATCGCATTAATGTCATAAGTAACTTCCTGTGGGAATGCTTCTGCTAATGGATAGTTGTTTGTATTTCTATTATCTGCTTCACGTACAAATGCTTGTAGTGTAGCATCGTTAAATTCTTTAATTTCTAACATCTATTAATTCCTCCTATTTTTTATTAGACATCGAAGTGGAAACGTCCGATAGTCGCTTTGATAAAGTTGTCTGTAACTCCTGTTGTACGCTCTTTAATAACTGATGCTTCACGTACTGCAGGTGCTAAAGCATCTTCTTTCGCAAATACTTTTACATCATTAGCAGTTAATACCGCACCTGACATTGTTTCTGGTGTCGATTCTTGAACCAATTCAAACTTGTTTGACTCTGCATTTCTAAAAACTGCAGTTCCGGCTTTTACAACTGTATCTGCTGAGAATTTAGAACCATCTAATAATACGTTACCGACAGTGTATTCCACGTTTTTTGCATCACGTAAGAATTCTGGTGCTTTTTTGAAGCTGTCTACTTTTCTAGGGTTAAACATTTAACTTCCTCCTTATTCTTTTTTACCGAGTAATTTATCGGCCATTGATTTTCCAAGTTCCCTTGGGTCTGGGTCTTTACCACCATTTCCTTGTTGTCCTCCAGGATTAAGGTTGTTAGGCGGCTTAATATCGTCTTGCTTATCACTATCATTGTTACCTGGTGGTGTCTCGTCACTATTAGTAGGTGTAAATAAATAACTATCTGTTTCTCTTAATGAACTGATAGCTTCATCTAAACCTTTAATAGTTCCGTCTTCTTGAACTTCAAGAGATTCACGATCAATTAATTTAAGAACAGCCTTAGGATTATGTGCATCTTTAGCAGTTGCGACTTCAATTGCAGCATTTAGAATGATGTCTCGGCGCTCATCTTTTAATTTTTTATTCTCTTCGCTGTACTCATTCACTTTATTCTGCAATTCAGGGTCAATCTTTGGATTGTTCTCTAAGTCTTTTAACTGTTTATCACGATTCTCTAAATCTTTTTCAAGCTCATCAATCTGAGTGTCTTTACGACCTACAGTTTTACCATGTTCTTTCATGATTTCATTAATCGTTTCTACTTCAAGTCCTAAGTCTTCTAAAAATTTTCGTCTCATACTATTTCTCCTTCTCGTTTTTATTCGCTGAACGACAGCGTTAGGATAGTACAATACGTTTGTACAAACGTTTCGACTTTTTGCGACTTTCGACAGGTCGAGTGGTATCCACCACCATCGAGATACTTAAGTGATCACTATTCCTTTCTGGACGTGAGTTTTAAAGCTATCCATAATAAAGAGACCTTTTAACGTCATGTCTAGGACGGGTTATTAATCATCTTCTTTTTAAGTTCTTCAAACTTACTTGGATTATTACGCTTGATATTTCGATATGCACCAATATTCTTTGGCGCTTTATTACCTAATATCGCTTTCATCTTTATGTAGTGCTTATCTTCTTGTCTTGCGATACGTTTCTTATCCTGGTCTTGCTTGTATGCATCTTTTTGTTTCTGTGCTCTTGGATCAATATCAGGATTAAATGACTTCGCTTTGACAACAGCTTTATTGATTTCAGACTGACTTTTATATTCAATTACAAATGGTCTTATACGACATTCGCAATTTGGATGTAATGGAAATAGTTCGTATACATTGATATGTGGGAATCGTTTATCTTCTCCGTCAATACTGAATACATGATTGCGATATCTTGCGCATACGCCACAGGTAGGCTCTCTTCCAGTTATCGTTACGAGATTGACACCCGCTTCTTCATATCTAGTTAGATGACCATGATTCGTTGCTGTCCTCATTTTCGTTCTGACCACTGTACGTGAGTAGAAGTCTAAAGGTAACTGTTTACCATCTACAGTCTTAAACGAAGTAAATCCGTCTTGCAGGAATGTATCTGAGACACGCTTTATGATTGCTTCACGATTGTTACCATCTAGCATTCCTTTGCTTACGTCACTTCTGACTGCTTCTAATGTCTGCAAGTAAGTATCGTTAAAGTTTTCTTTAGCGGTTCTAATTGCTGCTTGCATGTCTAACATCGTATCAGTAACGATATTCGATAATGCTTCAACGTTAGCTTGTGTCTTAAATTCCGTTTGTACAACTCCATCGACAATTGCTCGACCATTCAACTGTATGCCTTGCTCTTGTAAATCTTCTGTAGCTTCATCAATCGCAATAAAATAGGACTTCGCTAATTCAACAGGTAACACCTCTTGAACAGTAAGCCCTAGTTCATCAAATATTTTATTGATTGCCAGCAATGTCTTTTGTACATCACTATCTTTTAAATGATCAGTATTGTGCAGGAGTGATACAATGTGCTTCTTCAATTCATCAATCAACAATGTTAATTGTTCAGCGTTCATCTAATCACTCCTTGATTGGATTTCCTAGTTCATCGAGTGGTGTTCCATCTGGTTGTCTATTGTTTAGGAAGTTATTCAACGTATTATTGCCATTCAATACACTCATACTATCTTGAGATGTCGATTCCGACTTGATACGTTCAACTTCTTCATTAACCCATTCTTCCGTCTTGTCTGGGTTATTTCTTCTCACCGTCTCTTCTAGAGATTGTACTTTAGCATTGTATTTTGCTATATTCTCATCAGCGATTTCTTTTTCAGGTACTGGAATCATCGCTTGTAATGTAATGTTAGGCTCTTCGATGATAATATTTGAATTTTCTTTATTCGCAAGCCATAAGGCACTCTCGAACAATGTTTTAAGGAATTCAATATAATCATTTCTGATTTGGTTTGCTTTCATCAACGAGATAAGTATGTCATAGAATTTAGCTATACCAGACTGAGGACTCGCTGTTTCTAACCTAACAAACTCCATTGTTGATTGAGATGTCTGAGTTTCTGCTAACATCCCTCTGATAATGTCTTTAAGATAAGCCATATCACCTATTTTATCGACGTCAATCTGATGTATCTGCATGACTTGACCATTTTCACCGATTTCTTGTATCTCTAAATCTCTATGATCAATCTTGTTTTCATCGCCATACCTATCTTCTGCAATTCTTCGTAACGCATCCATTGTTTCTCTTGTAATACTGATACGTGGCTTACCATTACGCTCAAATGTCTGTGATGCTCGTGTTAAGGTCCAGTTCACTTCGTCTTGTCGCCCTGCAAGCCCTTTAAGTTCAGATGAACCTAGCTTATTATAGAACGTTGCATTATTTGCAAGATAAGCTATAAATGAACGCTTACGACCTGGAAACTCTTGATATAACTGTTCGATATCTATTTTTTCTTGGATGAAAGATAAATCTTCTACCTCTTCAAGTTGAGATTCACCATTTCTTCTGAATAGCTTATGAAGTATAAGAAGTCTATCCTCATCTTCACGTTCAGTATAAATATGGACGTAATCAATACCCGCTTCTTTCTCTTCTTCAGTCTGAGGTAACTCATATACTAAATCATATCCATGACCATCATCATGAGGATAATAAACATTACGCTCCTTGAACATTAGCTTTAACTGTCCGTTAATCATAGAAGGTACAGCTACGATACCACCATCAACTAATAATTGAGTGATGTTCATCTTATGATCAATCTTTGAGTTCTTAACAATCTGGTCTATCGTCTCTTGCTGCAAGTCGATGACTTCGCTGTTGTATGAATTATCAACTGTTCCCTCAATCATTTTCGCTTCTTCTGTCGTTGTGTCATTTGCTAACTCTTCCTTATTCGGGAAGTTAGTCTTAACCTTACCAATGCCACGACTGATTAACAGCGAAGGTGTATCAACGATAATTTTACAGATGTTAAGCATGAGATAAGGTGTCATTACGTTCTTAGCGTTGTACTCTCCGTATTGTAAGATATCAATTATCTCGCCTTTACTGATTAACTCTTTAGCTCTCGGAAAGATATTTGCATGTTTACCATCATATAAATCACGATAGAAATACATGTCATCATGCTTTTTCTTTATAAAGTCTTTATCAAACTTCTTCCACTCGTTCATTGTCGCCCTCCTTTACCATGCGTTCGCAGTTATTACTCTTGCTTTTCTATTAGTCATATCACGTTCAAATGCATATCTCGTAGCGTCTATAGTGTGATTATCTTTATCTTCTAGTCGTGGTTTAGGATTACCATCTTTATCAGTCTGGTAATCAATATTTTCGAATTCTCTCGCTATGTTTGGTGTTCGTTTATAATCAATTACTATTTCAGTCAAATCATCTAGCCATTCTTCTCCAAATTCAACTGAGTCAGGACCTTTCTTTACGCCATATATTCTTCTGATATCATGCTCAGACCTCAATTCATTAATTGACTTAGGTTCTGCTGAATCTGCTGCAATTTCTTCCGACTGATAACCTTTACTTTTCAGCCATTTTGCAAGTTCCCTGTTACTTATCTTTTGACCGAAGTATTCATCAATTGCATAAATGACATTCTTTTTCTTGTCGTAATGCCATCTAACAAAAGCTAATGGATCTGTTGCATATCCAAAATCGACAGCATTTCGAATATTATCAAATGATTTTATTTCATCATCCGTAATTGTCCTAAATGTCAGATTATCAAACGGTACAACACCGCTCCCTATTGCTTCACCAAGATATTCCCATCGATACCTTTTCTCACTTTTCATCTTTGTTGCTTCAGCTTCATCTATGAATTGTTTACTAATAAACGGATTGTCTAAGTAAGTTGAATGATGTACGAATGTGTTTGGTGGTTGATTAACTGTATTGTATTTCTTGTTAACCCATGATTGTTTCCTTTTGGGAGGGTTATAAGAATAAAAGAACTTATAAAAAAGACCATTACCTAACTCACCACGTAATAACGAGTTTGTAATAGTCTTAATTTCATCTTCTGTTTTAAATTCTGCTAATTCTTCTATCCACGCTATTGCAAAAGGATAATTGCTGCTCTTCAAAGATTTAATTCTTTCAGGCTCGCTCGCACCTCTAAATACCATGTAATTACCTCTAGGGATGTAAGTTACTCTCATAGGCGATTTATTTATCTTAAACAAATGACTAACGCCTTGCTCAGATATAGCCCATTTCATTTGCTCGAAAATTGATAATTCTATTGTATTATCTATCTTACGAATTCCTACAGCATTAACAGGGTATCTCATTAGCATTTGTAACATGATATGTGCGATATCAGATGATTTACCACTACCACGTCCACCTTGTTCAACGACATGTAATATATCAGGATTTATTGCTGCTTTCCATGTGTTGTGAAACGCTGGTGGTAGTAATTCAGATAACCTCTTAACAACAGCCATTAGATATCATCAACAAACTGAACTAATCCTGAATGTTCAATCTGTTGTTTTTCAACAAACATTTGATTGATCTTTGCTAGACTTTCTAGTGCCTTCAATCTTTCGTTGGTTGTTGGCTTGAGTTTCGTCTTTTCTTGATAGCCTTGACCCATTCCAATAAGGCCTTCACTCTCTAATTCACCACGAGCAATTGAGGTATATAACTCTAGTATTTCTTGTTGTTCCATTACTTTCTCGGACTTCAACTTATCAAGTCTTTCATCGATATAAGCTTTTATGCCGACATTTGCCAACAATTTATGACTTTGTGCCCTGGCATACGTTTTACTATATCCTGCTTCTAATGCGGATTGTTCAATGTTTCCTGATTTAACATACTCATCAGCAAATCGTCTTTGTTTCTCACTTAGTTTCATTTCATCTATCACCTTCTCTATCCTAATTGGTCTATTTATTTTTATAAACTGGATGGCTGTACACACATCTTTATAACATTAACTCTCACATCTTATATCCATAGTATCCAGTTAATTTATTGCATTAAAAAACACCCACATAAGTGAGTGTTACAAATTTAAATCAGGCAAAATATCGCCAAGTATTTCATTTTGTATTTTCTTTAATATCTCTGAATCAGTTAATTTGTTGCCTTTTTCATAAAATGTATTTGCTAACACACATACATCATAGTATCGCTTTGCCAGTTCTTGTTTGCTCATAGAATTGATATTATCTATCAATTTTTCTTTTTCATTCTTTTCCATCGTCTTCATCCCCTTTACATGTATACAATAATAATACAAAAACCACCTAGAAATTACTAGATGGTTTTCCTACATATTTTTTGAAAGGAGATTACTCATGGCAAAGTAAACGAAGAACCGTTAGGTTCGTGCAGTGCGAGGTACAAAAACAAGTTTTTGAATGATTGTAGTGTACTACGCTCCGACCTACCTCCCATTTTAAATTAGGATTATAGGTTATGTCACGATATGTAAATTTGTAAGTTTTGTAAATATGTAAGTTTTATAACTTTGTCCATTCTTCATGTTTGGTATACTCTTCACATAATAAAAAATAATCATACGCATAATTATGAATCGTTTTCAAAAGTTTATATAGTTCTTCGCTATTTATAGCCCAATCTTCAAATTGATGGAGCTTTCTGTTCGTCTCAAATGCTTGTAACTCTAATAACACAGAAGTATAAGTGTTGATTAACTTTAAAGATCTACTTGATTCGTGTATAAACTCTAATTCAAGTATGTCATTCGCATATTCTTCAACTGCACTTAATTGCGACAATATTACTTCAGACTCCCTTTTCGAAAAAAAATTTATTGAGGCTTGGGAGAAAGCGTTATAAATACCTCTAGTTTTAGACATTATTATGGCAGTATAAGTACTACTTTTAACATAATTTGTTTTATCTTTCTTATGTTCAGCGTTTAAAATATTTTTTCGATTTTCATTAATAGTATATAGTCCGATAATAGAAGCAGCCCCAATACTTATTAGGGTAAAAACCGATCCAAGAATTTCTACGAATTCATTATATTCAATATCCAACACTTCCTTTATACCATATACCAATAAAAAGTAATCGAATATTATAAAAGTAACTGACAGTAAAATTGTTAAAATACAGACGCTGGATTTCATAAATACTATTCCTCCACCCCTTTTCTTCTAATCATACAAAATCCCCCTAGTGAAAGCTAGGGGGAAAAAATCAGTCTTTTAATATTTCTGCAATTTCATTGATAATCTGATGTATTCTTTGAGCTGATAGTTCAACAGTCTTTGCAATCTTGTCGTATGCTACACCTGACAATACCATATTGAATATCATCGCTTGTTTCTCATCTGTTATTCTATCCCAACGGTTTTGGATGTATCTCACTTTCGCTTCATACTTAGCAATTACTGTATCCTGCTTCATTAATCTTTGTACTTCTCTAAGTATTGGATCAGATGTCTGTCCTTGTGGTTTAGGCATCGTGGCTTCAATTCCGTACTGTGAAATATTCGCTCCGCACACATCTTCAATGTATTCCTTCCTAAGTTTAGCTACTACCTTCACATTCATCTGATAATCTTTAATCATTCTTACAATTTGGTTGGTCGTATAAGTCATGGTTTATTGTTCCCCTTTATAAGTAGTTGTAGATGATTCCGTTATTGCTTGTTATTGGTCTTTTATTTTCTTTAAACCAGGTATATGGAATACTGGCCCTGTTTAACGTTTCCTTGAGCTCATTTAGTTCTTGGATGTCTAACCTATATAACTCGTTAAACTTCGTAAATAAGATAAGAATGAAGCAAATGCCACCCTTTTCATGAGTCTTGGTCAAGTACTCGATCTGGTGCTGTTCTATATTCTTAAATGGCAGATTGGTCAGTGATGTCTGCTTTGTATCGAATGCAATAAAATTTCCGTTATGAATGCCGATAAAGTCGACTGTTGATTTCTTGGTGTACCTGGCATCAAATATCTTTCCATTCTTACTCCTGTGTGTCATCGGTGTTGGAATCTTATTGATTGTCGCTATACCTTTTAAATCATATTGAATATTGGATCGTTCGATTAAGGTTTCGAGGTATTTACCTCTATTACGTTGACTTGTTTTCTTTTGCATTTTTACCTCCAAAGAAGTTTTTTAATACGTTTAAAGATGCCTTTAGTATCCCTGGTCTTGCCTTCCATGATTAACCTCCATTTTCTTCTTATATGCTTCGATTAATTCGTCGATGGTATAGTAAGTGTTAGCGAATACAAACGTCATATAAGTCAACGAACACATTTCCTCCATTCCAATCGGTTCGTTAAATACACCTGTGAATAAGTGTAATACCCTTAAAAAAGATACTGAATTTAATTCCATTTCCATAAATTCTCTATCTTGGCTAATCTCAACAAGATGCTTGGATATTTCTTCATCGCTATGTTTAGAAACTTCCTTAACTTGATTAATTAAAGATAATCCGAAAGCTAACATATCAGCTAATTCTTCAAGTTGTACTCCATAAGGCTTGCCTTTGTTCTGTTTCCAATTCTTAAAGAATTCTACTGTATTAACCCACTCCACAAATTCAATGATAAATGCAGCAGAAGTATCTTCTAAATTTTTTGTTTCAATTCGTTCATCAAAATTACGTTGTATTTGAAGTAACCCTACTATCTGTTCTTTAGATATTTTAATCATTACTTATCCCTCTCTTCTCATCACTTTATGTTCTTTTACTTTGTAAAATTCTTTGTATGGTACTTCTAATGCTTTCAGATAATCCTTAGCACATTGTTTGTTTGAAAATGATTCAACAATCTGATTCTGTGAATCAATTACATTCCAGTCGCTATGTGAGTATATAATTTTCATTCAGTTTCACCTCGTTTCAAATCAGTCATAATTTTTAGCACCATCATCAATTCATGTTTTGCAATTTTCCACTTACCTTGTTCAATAGGTCCTACACTTTCATTATCTGCTCTAACTTTGTAATACTCATACTTTTTCTTCAGAACATCCACCAACTCACTCCATCGCTTTTCAAGTTCATCAGCATGCTGTTTGTAATCGATATATTGTTCGACAACATCAACAAAATCTTTGCGTACTTGCATAAGCAAAGTATGCAATGATTTGACTAGAAGGGGATCCTGTTGGAATTATATTATTATAGGTAGTCAAATCAGTAAGAATAGATGCTATACCAGGACTAGTTTTCATTTTATCAATATAGAATCTGTAAACTCTATCTCTTGAACAATTATTATAAAATTGCTTAATGTCCGTTTTTAAAAAGTAATTTCCGTTTATATGATATTGTGCATTATCTATATATGATTTTCCTAAAGTCCCAGACATAACATAATCAGGTTTTTCTATTTTTCTAAGAAGTTTTAGTATATTTTTTTTGCATTCTTTTTAATTGATATTTTGGAGCGTCTACTTCTCTCACCTTTTTTGAATCCTTTTTAGTCATAGGAAAAGAATCATAGTATAACTTTATGCCTCTTGCTACTTGCTGTATAGTTTTTAAGTCAGATTTTAGAAGCTTGGCTAATCTTTTTTTAGATCTACATTTATATAAGGCAGACTGATTGATATTATAAAAATTAAGTGATTGTTTCCTCATTATTATCAACTCTTTCAACTGCATACTTGTTGAGAAGTTTAATCATTCTTTTTTGTATGAACTTCTCTGACATACTTATTTTTCTATTATCATTCATATCTTCGGCCATTAAAATTATTGAAGATACCTTAATATCAAAAATATCAGAGTATTTTTCAATTAAATCTAGAGAAGGATCCTTTTTATTATTTTCAATCTCAGATAAATAGCTAGGTGATATATTTAAATCTTTTGCCAAATCCTTAGCAGTTCTAGAATAAATTTGTCTGATTTTTTTTAATACCTCTCCTATATTAGTCATTCGTCATTCTCCTTTTCGCCATCTGGATAAATATATTGCAATTCGTTATCTTCTAATATAACCGCATCTTTTAAATTGCTTTTTAATTCATCCGTCATTAAAATTGTCAAAGCGCTTTCTATTGGTTTAGGTGTTAAACAGTCAATTATGTGTTCTTTAGATATTGCCACAATCCCTCTCTCCTTTCAGTTAACTCAATACTTCTCTCATTGGTTCAAAGTTTTCTGTTTCTGAAAACTCATATAAATCTCCGTTAAATTCTGTATGATTATATATCCACATCACAGCTAACAACGAAATCGGCAATGTTATATTTGCCCACAAGTAACTTCTTTCGTTTATTGATAAATCGTCCTTTTTATATCTTTCGACCATTGATTCTAAATGTTGAACGCATATTTCAAAATCTTCCCAAAACGTTTCGATATGTTTGGGATTTTCTTCTAACTTATCTAACAATTCTTGATAAGCCTCCATGTAGTGTCTTTCTTCAACATCCACGATCTGCAAAACTTCTTTCCAAATCGTTATATTACTTAGTATTACATCCATACTATTATTTGATTTGATAATTCTTAATCCTGTTAAAAACTCTAATTTTAAACTTATTAATTTATCCATCTCTCATTTCCTCCTTGTGATTTTTAATTTAGGTTACTCTAAGTTATTCGTTAGGTTGGTTCAACAACTCTGGATGCTCGTGGATGTAATTAATCTTGTTATGCTTTTGACTATTACAATTTCTACATAACGGTTGAATGTTATAGATGTAATCTGTTCCACCTTTTGATAAAGGTATAATGTGATCTTTCGTCAGTTTCTTTTCCCCCTTACAAAACGCACATTTATTTTCGAATTTTTCTTTAAGTTCGTCCCACTCTTTTTTAGTATGACTTCCTTCAGCACCACGTTCTCGTGCATATCTTCTAGCTTTTAAATGAGAAATATTTTCAGGATTGTTTGCACAATAACGCCTATGATACACCTGTTTACTCTCTCCTTTTTTTCTCACACCTTTATAACTATGTTGTTCATAAAAAGGCAACTTCGTTCTTCTGAATTCTGAATAACAATCTCTGCAACAAAAATGTCTCTTCTTTTTATTGTAAGATGATGGTTGATCAGATGATACAGTCCCGCAATTATCACAATTAAAATATACTCGCTTACTATTTGCTAAACTAATTTTTCTTTTTGTTTCTTCAGAATGTTTATGTCCTTTTTGAAAACCTTTAACTCCCATATCGTCCCTCCTAGATTATATAACTTATATAACTATTATACCCTTTTATAATAACCATTGCAATATAGGTTATATAACTTTATACTTAAGAAAAAAGGAGTGATTTACGTGGCAGTTGATAAAACTAAAAATAAACAAGTATTAGTTACAATTCCCAATGACTTGTTGAAACAAATTGAAGATTTTCAGTTCGATAATCGTATACCAAACCGAAATGAAGCAATAAGGCAGTTATTAGAAAGAGGGCTAAATAAATAGTCCTCTTTTTTAACTACATTATTTTCTATCCCTTTCACTCCCTAATAAATGACTGTGAGAATGAACGTTGCCGATGACTTCAATCGTTTGGTCTGTATTCATTAAATGACTCAATACATTGCATTCGTAATCCCAATCATCTGGAAATGGCACATCGAATCCAGGGCAATCAAATTCAATCATATTTTTTACAAAACTAATAAAGTAATCATCGTCTTGCGACACTTTAACTATATCCCCCTCAAAAATCTCCTTACCATTTACATCAGTAAGTCCTGTTGATTGCATGAGTACTCTATCATCTTCATCAACCACATAGTTAAATTCATCTAGTACATGAATACCAAATTTATCAATTTCCATTGTGAAATCTCCTAAAAAACGCTTTTTCTTTTTATCAAAAATTCTAAACTTCGGTATCATTCTTTCTCCTCCTAGTAATCAAATATAGTTACCTGCAATCCAGGTACGTAATCAGCTTTATTTTCATAAAAGCGTTCCATGTCGTTCATTGAATCGAATTCCTCAACATAGACTTCTGATCCAACGTCTAATGCGACATAGGTATCTCCCTTTTCTTCGTCAGCATCAACTGAGAAGTAGATAGTACCGTAATGATTATCAGTACTATCAGTCTCCCAATTATTTCGCATGTAATGATTGAAGAGTTGTCTCCACTTGCTATAACTTAAGAACTTAATCATCTCGCATCAGCGACTTTGTTATCACGTTCTAAGAAGCTGATTATTCTGTCTGCATAATCGACAATCTTTTTAAGTTCATTGATTTCTTCATCCTTACGACCTGTTCTTGTCGCATATTTGATGATGTTACCAATCATGAAACCTTTATACGCTTCATAGCTGAATTGAGATTCTAGGAATCCGATAACATCTGTTCCTAATCCGTTTGGAGCATAATGCGATGGTGGATTGATGTTTTTTATAGCCAGTTCTTTATTTTCAATCTCGCTTAATAATTGAGATTGGATTAATTTATTTCTATCAATATTGAGAGTTAAACGAGGACCTTTTTCCCATTTCGCATTTGAAACATTATCATCTTTCGACATCAATGTTTCATATGATTTTTCCAACGTTTCAAAATCAGTTTCTAGCTTTTGTATAGTATTTTCTTTATCTTCTAACTGTTGTTCATAGCTTGTAACTAACTCTGTCTCTTTATCCTGGTACTCTTTAATCACTTTCTTCGCTTCTTCTAGCGACTGTTTTAAATTCTTATTCGCTTCAGCTGATACTTCAATCGTGCGTTTGTGTTGATTTAACTCTTTCTCATATTTCGATGTTAAGAATCTATCATTCATCTTTAACGCGTCTGCACTCTTTTTATCTAAACGATCATAAGAATGTTGTAATGATTTAATGTCACGTTCTTTAGCTTTGATTTGAAGTTCTTTTAACTGCAACTCTTCGTCTTTTTTCTCTGCTTTTTCAATGTGCTGTCTGATTTGATTCAATAAATCGTTTCTCTCAGCATTCAGTTTGATAACTTCTTCGTTGCTCTTATTATGTTCTTTTTGAAGCTCTTCAAATTTATTCTTAAGGTCATTCACAATCTTCTGATGTTCTGCTTTATCAACCACATCATTAACAGGAATAGTGCTTGCTCCTTTTTGCACTTTTTCTTTAACATTCTTAAAGACTTCTGAATCAATTAACTTCTCTTTCTTTTTTTCTAAAGGTTTCGTCTTAACTACTGGCACTTCATCAACAATAAGTCCTTGCTCTCTTTCTGCCTTTAACTTTTTGAATTCTTTCATATTTTCACTTCTGAATTGCAGTAACGTTTGATATGCCACACCAATTTTAGTTGCTGCTTCTTTCAGCGATTTCGTTTCATGAATGATTTGATCAACCTCTGTTATCACTAAACCTTTTAATGTCTTTGCCATAATTAAATCTCTCCATTCTCATCGATGTTTATCAGTTCATCGATTGTCATATTTAATTTCTTACATAAACTGTTCAATGTATCTGTAAAATGTCGTTTTCTATTAAGTTCGATATCGCCGAGATAACTTTTAGATATTCCTATAGATTCAGCAAATTCACGTTGTGACATTCTTTTATGTTTTCTAATCCATCTGACTTTTGCACCAATATTCACATTTCCGTACTGCATAATCAGGCTCCTGTCCTAGCGTTAAATAGATCCGGATAACGCTCAATGTATTTCTTCGGAATAGGTGCGCCTGCTTCAATCATTCGAATAACAGTCTGTCTACCGCTATCCACCGTTCTTCTCTTTCGTATCGGTGTTGTTGCTGCTTTTTTCAGCGACCATTTGAAAGTGAAATGACGATGCCAGAATATATTCTTATTGATGCCATTCTCAACTGCTATATCGCTCCACTTCTTGTATTCATCAGAAGTATTGTTAAATCTTTCTTTAGGACTTGTTATCGCTTCTTCAAACGTCATACCTCTTTTGACTACTCGTTCTCTATAAGCGTTGTAACTAACCTTTGAACGGTGTTTGTTATCTATCCAGTACTGGCCCATTGGTGTAGTTTTCATAAGTATCTCCCCTTACTCATATTCAACTTCATGTGGCATTGTCATACCTGCGTATGTTTCCTCTTTAGTTTCTTTCACGACTTTATAAATAATCGTTTTATCTGAACCATGATCTGTTAATTCGATACGAGCGACATCATCGATGCCGACCTCGTATACGAATAACTCACATCTAATCTTTTTTATTTTCATAAAATCTGAAAGATATCAATTTGTCCTAACTCTTCTTCTCTCATCAAGTTATGGATATTGATAAACTCCTGTAGTTCTTCGCGTGTAACTTCTTTTTGTATATGTTTCAAAATTCCTATTCCAATAAGTCTGTAACCATCACGTCCACTTAGCGGAATTACTGTAACTGTCCATTCTTTCTTCTGGTCATAAAGTTTGAATCTCTTTAGTAAACTCATAAGTTCACTCCTTGGTCATATAATTCATGGTTTATATTATGGTTGAGCTGATTTACATTGAATTTGTTGCTGGTCCTGTCATCTCTATCAATGCACATCTTTATTTTTATGCCACCTTTTTCTCTGGTCATGAGTGTGACATATCCCTTAATACCTTTGGTCGATAGGTACTCCTGGATTGCATATTCTTCTGAATAGAATCCCGCTTCTTTAAAGTGCTGATCAAAATGCTTTGCAACATCTGAATTCAAGTAATAGACTTCTGATTTTGACATTTGAATCACTCCTTTAATACGTTAAATTAGAAGGGCAAATCATCATCCTGGATATCGATTGGGCCTGATGAATTAGCAAATGGATTTTCATGTTGTTGCGAGTATCCGTTATTTGCGTTATTTTGTCCTCTGTTGACGCTTTGGTTATTTTGGTTATTGTTGTTCGTCTGAGTATGATTCGCTTGTTGTACACTGTTATTTTGTTGATTTTGGCTATTCTTTGGTTCTAGGAACTGAACGCTATCACAAATCACTTCTGTAACGAATACACGCTGTCCTTCTTTGTTATCGTAGCTGCGTGATTGCAATCTTCCGTCAACACCGACTAAACTGCCTTTACTTAAGAAGTTGTTAACATTCTCTGCTTGTTTTCTGAAAGTCACACAGTTAATAAAATCTGCCTGTTTTTCTCCCTGGTCATTCGAAAACATGCGATTTACTGCTAATGTGAATGTAGCGACTGAAACACCTGATGTTGTTACTCTGAATTCTGGATCCTTTGTTAATCTTCCTGTTAATACGACTCTATTTATCATTTTTGTAATACTCCTTTAAATATTCTGATTCGTAACCATGTCTCTCTATATCTAATACCGCTTCTAATTTGCTAGTAGGGATATCGATAAATCTGAAATCATAATTTTCAAGTATTAAATCAGGATTCAAACTGTTTACTGCATCTTGTCCCCATCTCTCTTTAATTGCTTTATCAAGATTTTTCATATCTTCATACCAATTTTTAAAAGTTTCTTCATCAGCAGGTTTTGTATCGTTTTCCCAAACCATATAAGCTCTTTCAACATCATTTAGTTCTACATCTCCATATTCATCGTCGTAGCTTGGCCACTCGTGATAATTGGAACACATGTAACGTTCTTTTTTATTTTTACGCTCGAATACCATCACTTTAATTCGTCTCATTTCATTTCCTCCATCACTTCATTAATTTGTTTAATCATTGAATCTGCAAAATCAAGAAACTGTAATCTGTCGACATCTTCCTCTGATGCCCTCACGTTATGCCTAGCAATAACGACCTGTACTTTTAATTCCTTAACTTTAGTCTTAAGCTGTCGCAGTTTCTGTTGGTCCATATTCCTCAATCCCCTTTCGAGTTTGTAACTCATGGTCCTTTTGTGCTACCAGAACTCGTAACTCTAATTCATTTGTTGCCCAGTCAATCATTCGTTGCGCATATCTTTCTGTACAGTTGAGTCGTCTCATGATTTGTTCTTTAGTCATGCTTTTAACCTTCTTTTCTTATTTTTTAGTTTGTTTTTTGGTTTGTTTTCATAATCGTTAATTAAACCTTCAATCCAATCATCACTGAAACCATTTTTATTTGCGTAATTAATGATATGATTTGCATACAATCTAGTACATTTTAAGCGATTAATTATTTCTTGTTCAGTCATGCTTGATCACCTCCGTAACATCTTCTAATGCAGAAACTATGCCACCAGTTAGTTTACTTAGCACACGTTCTTTCATTTTCAGCTCCTGCAATCTTTCATTTGATACAACTACAAAGTTTTCATCATGAAGTAGCCTTGCGTATTCATTAATTGATTGTTCTTTCGATTGTTCTTTTTGTTGATCTTTAATTTGTTCTAACTGCTCAAAATCCCATTTATAATCTTGCTTTTCGCTTTTTCTATCAACTAGCTTGTCGATTGTTCTTTTAAGAATATCTTCAACATACTGCATCGTTCTGTATTCAGGTTTTAAAAATGTCGGTATACCTAGTCCAAACTTTTCATCCATTTCGATTTTCTTTGGCGATAAATCTGTTGCGTGTGCACAATCAAATCCGATAACACCATCATTCTCCTCATAAGTGATCCCTCTATGAAAAACATTATCTATAACATCTCTTTCTCCCTCATTTTTAGGCGTGTAATGAAGATAGCCACATAGATGACCCAGATCCTCATGTCTAAGAATTTCATATCTGATACCTTTATACATTCGACTTTTAAAGTTACCTTCTTTTTTCACAAGTTCTTTCATTTCCTTGAGTTCCATTCGTTTCACTTCTCCTTTTTATATGTTTATTGCATTCTTCTGTCTGCACCATCTAATGTTAAAAACGTTGCCCCATTACATATTCTTGAATAAGCACGTTTCAGCATAAAATCTGATGGCATTTCATTAATGATGTCTAAGTTCGTTGTATAGATTGTATTCAAACCTTGTCGCTTATTCGTGATCTCGTATAACTTCTCACATGCCCAATCCGTCTGCTTGTTTGCACCTACATCATCCAGGACTAATAAATCCACTTCACTAACTAATCGCATGATTTTTTCTTCTGTATCATCATTCTTTTTGTTAAATGATGCTTTAATGAGTGATAAAAGCTCAACATTATCGATGAAAAGCACTGTATTACCTTTGTCTTTCAAATATCTAGCGATAGAAAACGCTAGGAATGACTTTCCTGTTCCTGTATCACCCTGAATGACTATCGTTTTAGGATTTTGTTTATTGAACTCTTTACAGAAGTTAGATGCTACTTTATAAGCGTTATATATTTCAGGACTTGCTTTTTCGAGATCGATGTCATTGTTTTTGAATGACGCCTTTTTCAGATCCGGATTAATCAACGACTGATTGAAGTAATAGTTAATCTTTCTTTGCTGCATTCGTTTCTTATCTGCTCTCACTAACTCTCTAAGGTGACAGTCACATTTGATAACTAGCTCACGTGTCCTATCATCATTTACTTTGTAAGTATTCTTTGTGCCGCACTTATCACATGTTTCCTCTTCGATTTCTGGGATACCTCGATTTGCTACTGCTTTCATAAGTTCACTATTCAGTAATGATTTCAACATCTTCACCACCTAACATCTGTCTCATGTTTCTTTCGTTACGTTCTTTAAGTCTTGCAATTTCTTCAGGCGAACGTTTTGTCGTCTGTACATTAGGTTTAACTTGATTGCTATCCTTAGACTTTCTTCTGCGTTCATTAGCATCTATTTCAGCTATTGTTCTAAATCCTTTGTTATACCAATTCTTCAACGTTCCATTGACATAACTATAGTTTTTAACACCTGCTTCAATGCCTATATCTAATGCTTTGCTGACGATAGAATCTCCTTCATCTCCGAAATCATCTATCCAAGCAAATAACTTCTGCATTGTTATTGGATCTAGGTAGCCATAACCACCATTTTCGAAGATATCGAATGACGAAGGACGAGTTACTTTTCTTTCGTTTTCTTTTTCTTTAATTTCCTTTTCTTTTTCTTTCTTTTCTTTTTCTTTCTTCCATAGACTATCTATACTGTATGGATACTGTATAACTTTATTGTTTTTCTCTAGAGAATTAACATAATCAACGTACTTTATTGCAAATGGTTGATGTTTTACGTTCTCTAAATCAGCCTTAACTCGCGTGATGACCTTTTCTGAATTATTCCAATTAAATTTGGCCCAATTTCTGATATATATTTCTTTTGTTGGTTGGTTATATTCAATCTTTCCGTATTCAATGAAACGAGTTAATAACTTCTCAACAGTTTCACGATTGTAACCTGTTTCTAGTTCGATAACTCTGGAAGGCAATTCATATATCCCTATCTGAGACGTTTTGCTATTAGTCATCAGGTAGATATAGAAATACTTTTCTTCTGGTGTTAAATCTAGAACAAATGCATCTTGCCAAAAGCTAACATTCAAATATCTATGTGTACTCATGCATTAACCTCCTCTATCAAGGTTAGAACTTCATCTCTGAATCTTGTCCAACTAGTTGAATTAACTGCAGCATCTATAACTTCTTGGTACTGTTCATCATCAACTTGCTCATACCAATCTTTCATTAGTTCTTTTAATTGACGATCATTGTAGTAAAGTCCTCTATTTTTCAAAATCCCTCTGATATAACTAGCGTTTCTTATATAAGTTTTTACTGGATTCCTGTTGTAGTATGCGATGCGTGGAACCTTTTCAAAAGCTATTTGAATTCCTTTGTCATAGTAAACATCGTAAGCTGCATCAATTGCAGTCATCAGTTCTTGCATTGAGTATTTTCTCAACCAAGATTTGATATTTTTAAGCCCTTGAGTTTCGACAGTGCATTCAAAAACTCTCTCGAAATATTCGGCTACTTTTTTCGCTTCAATATTCTTAAGATCTAGCAATTCTTCTTTCCATTGCATCATGAATTCAATTTGTTGTTTGCGCTCATTTAGTAATTTCAACTCATCATGCTGTTTATCCATTACTGCAGTATCGCTTAGCTTTCTATCTCGTTTTCCGTTGTTACATTCAAAACATGAAGTTATTAAGTTCATAATGTCATTTGTGCCACCTTTAGCAACCGGTTCAATGTGATCTACATTTAACACGATATCCGGCGCCTTATTACCGCAATACTGACATGTAAAGTTGTCTCTTTTAAAAACTTCAAATCTAATTTTGTTAGATAAGCTTTTTCTTTTTGCCATTTGACTTACTCCTTTCTAAAAGAATGGAGGGTCTTACCCCTCCGTATTTTCATGCTGAACTTCCTCTGTAACTGAATATTCTGTAATATCAATAACTTCACTCATATCTTCTTTGATTTCATCTTTAATAGTTTCATCAGCTTGAACAACTTTATTGAATTCTATTGATTTAGGAGCATATTTTAATACTTCTTTAAGCACTGTTTTTTTCGCCATTGCGTCATAATTAGTTTTCCAAGGTGATGTCCAACCTTTTTGAACTGCTTGACTAAATGCTTTTGAATGTTTATCGATTCTTTCACGAGTCCAATAAACGAAATCAAACCCACCATTTTTAAGATGATAAACGGCATAATATCCAATTGGTTCTCCATCAGGCACTTCAGCTGGTACATGAATTAAATCTTTGTGAAGTCCATATTGATATGAAAATTGATCGTTCGCATATACTTCATGTGAATATATCGATTTATATTGACCGCTTCTAGTAGCTAAATCGATTAGACCTTTGTAAGATAATTGAAACTGTACTTTATTCCCATAAGGAATTAGATATGCTTGACCAAGTCCAGTATTAGGTTCTACACCTAATTGAGATGCTTGCATTAATGCTCCAACAAAACTCATTTGATCACATTCCAACAATTTCGGTGTCGTACTTACAGCAGTCATTGCAATTCGTGCCATCCTATCTGCATCCATGTGTTTTGGTAATGCCCTTTGTATTTCTGGCCCCATTTTTACTAATAAATCGTTTAACTGAGTTTTAGGTGATTTCTTTTTCACTACATTAGTGTTACTTTGTGAGACTTGGTTTTTCAATGATTCGTTAGTTGCCATAATTTAATTCCTCCACGTATTTAAATTTATATTTAAAAGGTTTTACTTGTTTTCTCAATCCTTGATAGACAGGTTTTCTACTAATATTGAATTTTTCACACACATCTTTAATACTTTTAAATCTTCCTAGAAATACATCATCCAACGAATAAACTTCTATTGGTATAGAGCGATATGAGTTTCCTTTATTAATAGTTTTAAGGTGATTTGCATTCAAATGAGTAGCAGATTTTAACTTTTTATGGTAAGCATGTTGATTGTTTTCTGAATATGTTGCCCACTCTAAATTAGTAAGAATGTTGTTCTGTTTATTTCCGTCAATATGATTAACTGTTTCACCGAAATAAGGTGGTATATAACATTCTGCTAATAGCCTATGAATAGTTTTAGTATTGCCTTTGTTCATTTTCCAAAGTGAAACTACTGGATAACCGCCCTTAGATACTGATTGTTTCAACAATTTTCCGCTTCTAAAATTTTTAACTTTTCCAGATTCAGATATACCGTACTCTTTTTCAAAACCTTTAATAGGTTTATATTCAATCACTTTATTACGCTCCTTTGATTTGTTTGATTTTTAATACTCTAGTTTCTGTTTCTTTGTAATAAGGGTCTAATTGTTCTCCATAAATTTCTCGAATCTTCTTAGTATCCAAAGTCTTTCTTACTTGTGGTTTCCAGGTAATCTGATATCCACTTGTTTTACCTGCTAAGTTGTTGCCTAGTATGTGCTTTATTTTGTTTTCATACTGCGTTTTAAGTTCTTTAAGTTCCTTTTCTTCTTGCTTAACTTGTTCTAATGCAGTTAATAATGTTTCGACATCATCACTTAACTGAACTTCGGTTTCGTCGATATCTTTATACATATGATTCAAGAAATCTTTAGTTGCATCACTTCCATCTATTTCAGGAATAACGCCTGCAAGAACGTTGTTATACCAGAAGTCCTTTTCAGCATTGATAATGATTTCAATCAATTCATCGTCACGCGGCACTTCCTTCCAAATGAACTGATTACCACCACATAGAACTGCGATATATGCTTTCTCATAACCTGTAACTGCCATGTAGTGCTGAATCTGACAAAGATACGATGCTGGTATCTCGTCATCCTTCCATTGATCGATATTGTATTGCGAAGTAGTCTTACATTCGAGCAATGCCTTTTCACCTACTATTACTCTGTCTAAGTTTGCTAACATAAATTCATGTTCAGGATGTCTTAACATTTTGTTGTTTTTTCTGACTTTCTTACCCGTCCTTGTTTCAAATTCTTTAGCTACAACATCTTCAAGGACGTTCCCCCAATATATGAACTCGTTGTCAACTTGTTGTTTTAATTCTGGATTTACCTTCTCGAAGAATAGTTGCGTTTTAGATTTCCACTTGTTCACTCCAAGAATAGTTCCGGCATCACTTCCACCGACACCTGACTGTCTAGCTTTCAGCCATTCTTCATGAGTCATGTCCTTTGTGCTTAAAACCTCTGCCATGTTATTTCCTCCTTCATCTTTATGTGATATAATGAGTTAGAGTTGTTATCTGATGCGCGTATCCTTGATATGCGCTTTTTTTATGTGTTAAACTCTCGATCACGATAAACATCTTCTTGATGATTTAAGTTCCAATTCAAATTATCTTCATCCTCCTCTTCGCTACAATACAATCTTTCTAAGCACTCAAGCTCTGATAAGTTATCCTGCATTTCCATCACCTCCTACAGTGACTACTTCTGTAAAATAAGCAACTCCACAATCACTTTCTAACTCCCATTCAACATCACAATGCGGTCCGTATTCTTTTATCAATCTGTAGTACTCATCAAGCGTGAAAAATGCTCTTCCGACTTTAACGAACTCTACCTGCCTACAGTAAGGTAACTTCATGCAGTTTCCTCGCTTTCAAATTCAATTACAGGAACGATATCTCTACGTTTCAAGAATTCGTAAAGGAATAAACGACCTTTCTGTGTCCATTTCGTATGCATTCTCACTGAAATACTTCCATCCTTATGTGTAATCTCAGTTGTTTCTGAATGCGTGTAGCCTTTAGCGTGATGATTTGAGTAAAGTAGCCATTGTCCTGATTGCTTATACTGAATTTTGAATCGTTGTAGCAGCTTATTCATCTCTTGAGCTGACATGCCATAATCTTTTGCGATCTGACCGATAGTAACTAAGCTCTTACTTTTAAGAATTGTGTCTACATAATTGGCTTTCGGTTTTAATTCTCCAATTTGTTGTTTCTGCATCGTATTCTCTAGATGTAATTTCTCATTTTCTTCCACTTGTTCAACTAACTGCAATAATGCTTCCTTGTATGTTCCAGGCAATCTGTTTTGTAATGCTTTCTCCATTTCGTTGAATCTATTGATATATGCCATTTTGAAGTCGTTATGACCTTGGATGTTGAACATGTATAAGATGAATCCGTCTTTAGTTAATAAATATTCTTTTAATGTTCTACCTGTTACATCTTTGTATTTAGATTCAAAAATCACTGAGCCCACATTTGGGTCGAGTAAAATTTTCTCTAAATCTCTAATTACATGTGAATGTCTTCTATTTAACTCATCAGCAACTATCCTACTGCTAACTACTGGGCCTAGTTCTGTATTATTCTCAATCTTGATTAATGTGTTCATTTCCTTCATCCTTTCTGGTCTTTTCTTAATAAATGTTGTTGGAATAAAATAGTTTTTCCTTTAGAACTGATGTTCCGTTATATTTTGTAAACGCTTACTGTATAATTTTTCTTAATCTAGTTAAGAAAGAGGTGGAAATATGTCAAAGGCGTACATTATTACATATGATCTGAATGCAAAGGGTCAAAAATACGACAAGTTAATAAAGGCAATAAAAGAAGAAGTTTCAACTGGTGTATGGTGTTCTTTTTGGAAATCTTCTTATCTGTTCAGAAGTAATTTGTCTCCTGATCAGATACTTGAAGTATTAAAACCACATCTAGATAATAATGATAGAATGTTTGTTTCAGAATTAAACAACTCTTATCAAGGTTGGTTAAATAAAGATGACTGGGAATACATTAATAACCATATTTTTTAGCGTGGAGATAACATGCTAGGACTTGATTCAGAATAAACTCTTCCAGTTGAATCACCGTAAACAAACTTTCTTTTCTTAGCTCTCTTAATCTCCTCCGCCAAGATGACGATTAAGAGGGCTATTTTTAATGTTTGTAATTTATTCATTTATCTCACCTCCTTTAAATCTTTGTAAGTCGAAAGCAAAAGGAATAATGAAAGTTGAATGATGATCGTTAACCCTAATCTTGGTGCTGGTTGCATTTGAAACCCTAGCGCTAGGAATAACACCACTAAGCATGCGAAAAATGTACAAAGTAGATAAAGTGATGTATAAGATAACTTCGCTAAATACTTCATGTCACTTCCTCCTTCCGTTAATCCATTCGATCAAGTTTGCTGTGCTGTAACGTGACGAGATTCCTTCAATATGAACGAACTGAAAATCATCTCGTTTTCTTATTTCGTTGAATACTGCAGCGCTACAACCGATAAGATCCATAGCTTCTTCCCTCGAAACTGTTGGATGGTATTTCTTTGTCAGTTTGTCCTCAAGCTGTTCAGCAATTGCATCTGTTAAATTATTAATAACTTCTGGTGCAAACATGGAATCATTCCCTTCAGATTCTGCGTTCCATTTTGTAACGCTGATTTCTTGTTTTAGATAACTCTTGTGGATTCAATTGGTAATCTATAATGATTTTGTCGATTAGTGCCTGTGCTTCAAAAATCACATCTTGCGTTTCACTAGCGATACGTCTTACATTCTCAATGTCTTCTTGACTGCAATATTCAGGGCGTTTATCAATACGATAGAGATTGAGAACATCAATTACTTCTCGTATTTCATTAAGCATCCTCTCTTTTATACATATACGATGGTCATCAAATACTACTTCTGATGGTGCAGGTGTCGTGTATCCATTCGAGAATTCGTATGACATTTCTTTGATTAGAATTGGATCATCACTTCTTTCGTAACTTGTCATTAAGATTTCAGATGAGATATTACGACGTCCCTTCTCGATATTGCAGATATTAGGCTTTGTAGTTAGAAGCATGTCTGCTACTTGTTCCTGCGTTCTATTAGTACGTTCTCTGTGTCTTTGTATACTTTTGAACATAATTGTTTCTCCTTTTTTAGAACTTACGTTCCGTTATATATTTTTAGAATTTTCTATATATTTGATATAGAAAGGTGGTGATAAAATGCTTAAAGATATAATCATTAATGCTCTTAATGAAAGTAATTCTGTAAGGATAGTTACATCTGTTGAAAAAATTGAATATAAAATTAAACATTTCCTTTCAGAATCTGAAAACTTACTATCATTTGAAACTTCAACCCATACAATTCATTTACTTAAGTCACAAATCGTATCAATCGAAATTTCAGAACCTGGCGGACGTGTTACTAGCTTTAGATAAAGTCATGAGTAGCACTAACCTCAATTAACTTTGCCGTAGCTTCTATAAGTGCAGGATCTTTTGAAGCTACGCATGCTTCTAACAATTCTTTTATCGTTTCAATAAATGGATTATTTTCACTCTCTTGAACTTTTTTGATTTCTGACGGAACGAATTCCATCGTTTCTAGCACCTTGATTCCGTCAGAATCAATTTCAACTTTCACGTACGGATGTTTTTCTTCTTTTAAAATCTTCGAAATCTCCTGAGCTAATTCTTTAATACGATCATTCATTTTTGTTCCTCCTTATAATGTTTAATCAATAATTATCAATATTCTTGCAGGTCCGAGTCCGAAGGTTGTTACTGATGATCTACTATCACCAATTTTTATGTCATAACGATCTTCGACTTCTGCAAAAACTTCTTCGACACCCTTTCTTTTTACTAATTCTTCAACTAGTTCTTTAGTAGTGTATTCATTCATGTCGTCTACCTCCTTTATTCAGCTAACTCTAATTGCTTAGGATTAACGCCATATTTAATTGCTAGTTGTTTTACTACACTGATATAGATTTCAATTAATCTAGGCTCGCTACCTATCACATCGAGTTTAGTTAATTTGCTTAAATCTGTTTTTGATGCACCTTTCGCTAACATCCTTGATTTTTGATTAGCTATTCGTTGGTCAAGTCTGCATCTTCCTTTAGCCTCCAGCGCTAGATAAGCTTCATTTCTTATGTTTCTATGTTGTTCGCCACCACCGATATTTTGAGCGATTGCAGCTAAAATCTTGTTGGTATCATTTCTCCAGTTTTTCGTTTCCATTCCAACAATACTTCTAATTCCAGTAACTTCATTTTGAATACGTTCATTAAACGCCTGTTGTTCTTCCTGGATTTGAACAAACATTTTAATTGCTTCAAGCTGTGTTCGTGGTGCGTTCATAGTTTGTTGTTGGATATGTTCCTGCATCTGATGAAATGCATCTACATACATAGCAGTAAATAGAATTCCTTTTTCACCTGTCATTTTGTTTGCTACCATGTCACATCCTTTTTTAGTGAGTAGGTAATGTTTAGTTTGTCTATTGTTAGCACCTAAATACGTTGATTCTACGAAGTAATCTTCAGGGACCAAAGTTGGGCTTTGCAAAATTACACCTCTATAATTCTCAATATCTCTGATTAAATGTTTATGTTGCTTGTCTACCTTCTCTGCGACTTCTCTACTGTCTACAAAATACTCGTTGTTTTGTTCGATAACTTTTAATGCGTTCATAATATTTCCTCCTCTAGTTTTCATCTCGAAAACTTTTTGTCCTTTTATGTTTACGTGCTTTTGGTCTATACTTTAGTTACGGTGTTGGTCACACCGTACAATTACATTTGGTCGTGTAATTGATGGTTTATAAGGCTGACTGAGTTTGGTCGCTCAGTCGGTCATTATTTTCTACAATAATTACCTTTTCGGTAACTGATGGGTCAAAAAAAATATCATTATATGACAAATTTAATATTGCTGATATCTTTGAAATATCATTTGCTGAAAATTGTCTTAGTCCAGCTTCTTTTTTGTAGTAACCTTGGTAACTTGCAAAACCCATTCTTTTAGACATTTCTTCAATTGATATCCCTAAATCTTCTCTAACTGTTTTAATTTTATTTACATTAACTAATTGGTAGACCATTAAATTCACCTCACTTTCCGTATCGGTAACTTTATAATATATTACCATTTAGGTAATGTCAACTGTTTTAATTACCAAAAAGGAAATTTATTTTATTTTCCGATATGGTAACATAAAGATAGAAGATAGGAGTGGTAATATGGCAGGGAGCTTAGGAAAGAGAATAAAAACTAATCGATTAAAAAAAGGTTATTCTCAGAAAGAATTCGCTGATATAATCGGTGTTTCGAATGTTGTCTTATCAAGATACGAAAGTGACGTTCGTACACCTGACTTCGAAAAACTTAAGCAAATTGCAGATATTTTAGAGGTGTCTACTGATTATTTATTAGGTCGTGAAGTTGATGGTCTTGATTCATTTATGTTAAATCACGCAGAAGGTTTTTCTGATTTAAGCGAAGAAGAACAAAAAAGAATAGAACAATCATTAATAGAGCAAGCTGAATTTTTGATCGCAAAAGCGAAGAAAAACAAATAATCTAAACAAAGGGGATTAAAAATGAAGAAGGATAAAATAATAGAATATCTAATATCAGAAGGCGAAATTTTTGACCATTTAATTGATGGTGATTTACATAAGTTAACTGCAAATCAATATATTTTATTGAATGATGATTCTAACACCTTCAAGTTAATTCAGTTAATTTTGGGCAAAAAAGAAAAAAGTATTTTGGACAGTAAAGGAAAAGAAATTACCCAAAAAGAAGAAATTATAGAGGGCTATAAAACTATAAAAAGTTTCGACATTTCTAATGTTTCTAACGTTGATATTGATAAATATGCTATGAGTAGAGTGTATACATTTGATAACGGAGAAAAAATTAGAGTCAATAGTGACTATGCTTCTTTCGAAAATTATTTATCTAAACATCATATCAGTTCAAATTTTCAAGAAAGAAAATGGTACAGAAAAATTATCGGTTTTAGATCAGCGACCCCATGGAAAATGATTTTAACCACTTTAATTACTTTAGGCCTTATATTCTTAGTGTTTGATGCATTGACAGAAAATGAAACTGAGAAAAATGATAGAATTGCACAGGAACTAAAAGATAAACAAGAAGGAGAAAGACTTGTAAAACAAGCTAAGGAACAAGAAAACAAGAAAAAAGAAGAAAAGAAACAAAAAATCAAAAATGAAGTCAAAGAGAAAAAACAGCATGAAAAAGACTATAAAAATGATTTTGCGCCTGTTACAGAAAATCAAATGCATTTAATAGATAAATATTGGAATGAAAATTGGATAAATACTTTTGATGGAATTTCAGATGGAAGTATTAATAATTTTGATGCCTATGGAAAAATGGCTGACTTAGAAACTAAGTATCAAAATTTGATTAAATCATACGATAACATGCCTACTCCTGATTATTTTACAGATACAGATCGAGAATCTTTTGAAACGTATAAAAGAGAGATACAATCTATGCTAGGAAAAAGAATAAAAGGTATAGAACGTGCTAAAATATTATTCAATGAAAATAATGTTAAACCTGAAGATTTAGAGTATATCAAACAAATAATAAAAGAAGCTGATAAACATATGGTTTCTGGGATTGCAGCTTTAACCAGCTTAAACATGCAATATAATCATGAATATAAAAAGTAAATAACCACGCTAGCTGGCCACTAGTATCCTACTGGTCGGCTATATCTAGAAAGAGAGATGATTATGGATAACGAAACGTTTTCGATGCTTATGGATAAAGTTAAGATTTTTACTAATACTTTTAGAGAACTTCCTATACAAAGTGAAGAAAAGACTTACAAACTCACACATTTGATAGACAATGAAGAAAAGTTTACTTTAAGAATCAATCGAAAAGGTCATCGAAATAAAGAGAATCTAACAATCATTATACATAGTGATACACTGCATTCGCAGATGGTTAGGTTTGATGTAAACGGAAGCGATCATACTAACTTTCCGGCCGGAGTCGACATACCAACTCCACATGTTCATATTTTTACAGATGAATTTCAAAATGGACAAATTGCTATACCATTAAATGAAATAACTGATATAATTCTTATAAATGAACTTATTGACAGTCTTGAATTCTTTATTGATTACGTAAAGATAGATAGACGCAACATGAATTATAACGACACATTATTATGAATTTTTAAAAGGAGGTGATTTCGAATGGAATTATTATTGAGTAAAATGGATGAATACTTTGCATGGTTAAAACAGAAATATAAATATAAACAGTTAGATAGTTCTATCGAAATTACTACACCTTTTAAAAACCATATAAATGACTACATAAGAATTTATGCAGATGAAATAGAAGACAATATAATACTCCTATCAGATGACGGTCAAACCCTTAATGAACTATCTATGATGGGAATAGACACTAATTCTAAAACTAGAATGAAAATAATCAAAGATACATTGAATCAGTTTAATCTAAAATTAAACAATGATGAAATTATTACAGAGGTAGATAGCAGCTTTGCTCAATCTAAACATAATCTTGTACAGGGAATATTAAAAATTTACGACTTAACACTTACAACGAAAGCCAATTCAACAAGTATTTTCTACGAAGAAGTATTTGAATTTTTATTTGAACATGACATAGGCGGAACGGATAAAGTTAAAGTTTCAGGAGCATCAGGAATAAATTATACAATTGATTATATTATTCCACCAAGAAAAGATAAGCCCGAAGCTATGATTAATTTTGCTAACAAACTAGATTTTAACAAAATCACTACTGACTCATTCGCTTATAGAGATTTAATTCATAATAGACCAAATAGAAATAATTTAGAACCAAAAATGTTTATTGTGGCAAACGATGAGCTTAACAAAATACCAGAAAAGGTTTATCAAGCAGCATCTCACGAAAATATTATTATATTAAAATGGAGTAATAAACCTGATATTTTAGAGCAAATTAATAATAGATAATCTAGCTGACCACTAGTACCCTACTGGTCGGCTATTTTTAAAACGATAAATAGAACATACGTTCTAGACTTGGGGGAGATAACATGAGAATTGAAGAACTCGTGAATGATATTACAGCGTATATTATCGAGAGAGTTGAGGATTTAAGTATTGAAGCTCTCGCTCATATTTATAATCTTCATATCGCATATAATCACGAAATGAGCTGCTATATGAAGTTGGACGGATGTGATGTTATATTCATTAAATTCGGAACACCGCAAGATATGTGGTTCAGATTCGCTCATGAACTTGGCCATTATTTTATGCACGTAGGAGTTTCGAAACAAATGCATCCGTCGTATAACTACATGCAGGAAACGGAGGCAGATAAATTCGCCCTACTCTTCATGATGCCTGAACGGTTAATCGTTGAATATAACTTATTTACGGTTGAAGCAATCATGGATTATTTTAAAGTATCACAGGAACATGCCACAAAACGTGTAGAGTTATTAATCAACAGATCTAAGACACATAAATTAATTGGATTAGAAAGGATGTAGACGATGCATATCCAACAACTAGAAGATGGTAAGTATAAAGTTACCTTAGAAGCTCCACGCGACCCCGTAACAGGAAAAAGACAACAGATAACAAGACGTCATAAAAGTAAACGTGAAGCCATCAAAAGAGCTGAAGCAGAATATGATAAACGGATGGCGATGCTCGGGCAATATGGTGCATTAAATAATGGCAGTCCTTCATTTAGACAGGTCGCCGAAAAATTCATGGAAGAATATAAGAAGAAAGAGAAAATAAGTACATATACATCAAGAAAACAAAACCTGGTTAAACTCTATGATTTTTTCGATTATATCGAAATAAAGAAGATAAATCATAAGATGTGTCAGAATGTCATCGATGAGATGATGTTAGGAGAGAAAAGGATATATTCTAAGGCGTACACACAGAGCGTTAAAGGAACGTTAAATCTTATCATGGATTATGCGGTGAAGAATGGAATAATCAGCGTAAACCCTGCTCTAAACTGCAAATACCCTAAACCACTTGTAACTGTGGAAGAATTGGAAAGTACAGAGTTCTTTGAAGAGTCAATCTCTAAAGAAGACACACGTGCTATATTCGAGGAATTTAAGTCAGATCGATATAAATATAAGGATTCCTACGAATTCTTTCTGACAATGTATTATACAGGTATGCGACCAGGTGAAGTCATGGCTTTGAAGATAAAGGACATAGATTTTGAAATGAATGAAATACGCGTAACAAAGACGCTTTTCAATCCTGATGATAAAAAGCGTGGTCACAAACTAATACCACCTAAAAATAACAATAGTCGTATTGTTTCATTTTCTGATACGCTTGCTGTAGAATTAAAGAATATAATAACAAAACGTAAACAGACTAAAGAAGTTTTCGGTGAACAATATATTGATGAAGATTTTTTATTCTGCGACCATTTCGGCGATCCATACAAATCTGGATTAGTGTATAAACGATTCAGAGTTGCTTGTAAGGCTGTAGGAATTGAAGATAAGAAGTTTCGTCCTCACACATTCAGACATACTCATACTACTAATTTAATCGAAGCTGGAGTATCTCCAAAAGATATTCAGGAGCGATTAGGTCATAAAAGTATTAATACGACATTGGGCATATATGCACATGTCACTAAAAAGTCGCGTGCCCAGGTCGTTAAAAAATTTGATGACCACATGGAAAAAGCGTTAAAACTAGATAAAGAAGAAATAGAAAATTGA